GGGGCCGCCCCCCCCCCCACGGCGACGACATGGTCGACGGCGACTGGCACACGGTGCTCGGGGAAAGCAAGGGCTCAGCGTCCGAGGTCTACTTCCGGCTGGTGCAGCATGTTATGCGAGCGGCGCGCGGCCACGGCGAGGCGGCGGTGCGCTACCTCCTGCAGCGCACGGCATGGGGCAAGGGCACGATCGAAGAGTCGGCCGACCCTGCACGCTACATGCGTGAAAGCTGGGTCAGGAAGGAGGTTGCGCGCGTTTCGGGGAAGAAGGCAGGGCCGGCGATCGAGGACGTGTTCGACGTCATGCCGGCGGCGGCGCCGGCGGCGCCGGACCCGGTGCTGGTGCACGACCTGTGGAAGCACGGCGCGGCGCTGATCGAGGGCCGCAACCAGGACACGTTCCTCGTGCACGGCCTGATCCCGAAGACGGGCCTGACGCAGTTCTTCGGCGACCCGGCGAGCGGCAAGACGCCGTTCGCGCTCTCGCTCGCGGTGCACGTCGCGGCCGGGCTGCCGACGTGGTTCGGGCACGCGATCGACAACCCCGGCCCCGTCGCCTACATGGTCGGCGAGGACCTGGACGGCGTCGCGCATCGCCTGAAGGCCGAGTATGAGGCGCTGGGCCTCGACCCCAAGGCGGTGCCGCTGTGGGCCAGCCTGCGCCCTGGGCGGCTGGTGGACCCCGACGAGGTCGAGAAGTGGGTGCGCTCGGTGCGGAAGTGGTCGCCGCAAGGGATCTCGCTGCTCGTGGTCGACACGCAGGCGGCGAACTTCGGCGGCAACGAGAACAGCAACGAGGACGCGCAGGCCTTCGTCAACAACCTCAACGCGATCTCGCTGCACCTGGGCTGCGCGAACGCCCTCGTGCACCACAAGGGGCACCACGACAAGGAGCGCGGCCGCGGTGGCTCGGCGGTGTTCGCCGGCGTCTACTGCGCCTTCGACGTGACCAGGGACGGCAGCGTCGTGCAGGCGGCGTCCGTGAAGGAGAAGAACTGGGCCAAGCCCGAGCCGCTGGTCGGCACGCTGGTGCCGGTGGTGACCGGCCAGGACAGCAAGGGGCGCGACGTGACCGCGATCACGCTGGTGACCAAGGCGCCCGAGACGCTCGACGCGTTCGAGCCGATCGCAGCTGACATGGAGGGCGACGACGCCGGCTGGCGCGTGTTCTGGCAGCTCGAAGGACTGGCCGGGGCGGAGGTGTCTCGGGCCGAGCTGGCAGGTGCGTGCGCGACGACGGACAAGGTCGTGCGCAACCGTCTCAGGAAGCTGGAGAGCCTCGGTTTGGTGAGGGCCAAGCAAGGGCCAAGCAAGACATCGCAGACTTCATATCCCCTGACAGAGAAAGGACTTAGAGTCGCTGATCTGGAAAGGGCCAAGCTGATGGGTGAGGTCGATGCAAGTGTAGACAGTTTTGTCGACAACACAAAGGGCCAAGAGGAGGGCCAAGTAGACAATGAGTATCCGTAAAGACATGCAGGAACTGGGGATGCCTTGGCCCCCTACCGAGGGCCAAGCAAGGGCCAAGAGGAAAGCGCGTCATGATGCGCAACTTGGCCCTCTTGGCCCAAATCCCCGTAGGGGTTTGGCCAGGGCCAAGGGCGCAAGACGGAACCGGATCAACTCGCGTTCGAAGGGAGCGGTGGGCGAACGCGAGTTCGCCGCGGAGCTGCAGAAGCGAGGCTGGATCGGTGCCAAGCGGGGGCAACAGCGGAGCGGGCTGGAGCAGGCCGACGTGGTCGATGGCCCGCCGGGGATCCACTGGGAGGTGAAGCGGGTGCAGGCGCTGAACGTCGGGAAAGCGTTCGAGCAGGCGACCAGGGATGCGGATGGTGCCGAGACGCCCGTGGTGGCCCACAGGCGCAACAACGCGCCGTGGCTGGTCACGCTGAGCCTGGACGCGTTCCTGGCGCTGCTGCCGCCCCCTGTTGCGTGACAGGGGCGGGTGGGGTAGCCGTGGTGGTCGTTGAAAGTTCCAGTGAACGATCGCGGCTTCCGCATCGGCGAGAAGCATCACAACAGCACGATCCCCGATGCTGTCGTGGTGCAGATGCGCGACCTCTACGAACACGAGGACGTGACCCCGACTGAGATCGCGCGGCGTCTCGGGTGCAAGCTCGACACGGTCAAGGCCGTGGTCTACTACAAGCGCCGGGCGCAGGTGCCGGCGGATTGGAGGGAGGTCGATGGGTAGGGTGATCACGATCCCGATCGAGGACCACGCCGACGCGATCGAGAAGTGGATCAGCGAAGGCAAGACGCTGCGGAGCTACTGCCGAAAACCAGGAGCGCCATCGCGCGAGCTGGTCGACAAGTGGCGGCGAACGAACCCCGAGTTTGGTGCCCGGATCGCACGCGCGCGAGACATCGGCTACGACGCGATCGCCGAGGAGGCGCTCGCCATCGCGGACGACGCGAGCAACGACGATGACGGCGAAGGCAATCTCGACCATGAGTTCGTCGCGCGCAGCAAGCTGCGCGTCGAGACGCGCCTCAAGCTGCTCGCGAAGTGGGATCCGCGGCGCTACGGCGACAAGCTCGCGGTCGGTGGCGACGCGGACGCACCGCCGATCCGCCTGCTCTCCGTGACCGAGCGCATGCACCGCATCCAGGCGATCGTCGGCGCCGCGGCACGCCGCGCGCTTCCTGAGCCTGACCCCGATGACTTGAAGGAGATCGGCCTGTAGCGTGCTCGACATGACAAACCTTCGTTTCCTCCTCCTCCTATCTCTCCTCTTCGCCTCGCTGCCCGCGCAGACGCCCGTGATGAACGGTGTGACCGGCACTGGCACTGGCATCGTCGCGTCGCCGAACGTGTGCAACACGATCAGCGCGAGACATTGCAGTCCCCGAGGTGGTGTCACCCTGGACTCGTCTCAGGTGATGTGGGTGTGGTATGAGCAGATTTTCGAGGTCGACGCGAACGGCAACGTGCACGCGTTCGGCATCGCCTACCGCCACGAACTCTACGTGATCTGATGACGACCACATGCCCGCGATGCGGCTCCGAGAGCCTGGAGGTCACGACGATGGGCGGGCTGCTCAAGGGCAGCAGGTTCGACGACGTGAACCGTGCGACGTGCTCGAAGTGCAAGCATCGCGGCACGCTCGGCGACTGGGAGCGCCTCGCGCAGGCCAACGCGGAGATCGCGCGCCTGCACGAGGCGATCCTGTCGCCGCTTCTCCAAGTCACCGAAGAGGCGCTGCGCGACGCGGGGGTGACACCACCAAAGCCAAGGTGCCGATAGTAGGGTGAACATCGACCCCTCGATCCTCGCGCAGATGACAGAGCAGGAGCTGCGCGAGCTGGACCAGCTGCTGCTCTCCGATCGTGACCCGTGGTTCCCGATCCAAGGGCCGCAGCTGCTCGCCTACGAGAGCGAGGCCGACATCGTCGGCTACGGCGGCGCGGCCGGCGGCGGCAAGACCGACCTGATCTGCGGCGAGTCGATCACGAAGCACAAGCGCGTGCTGATCGTGCGCAACGAGAAGGCGCAGACGTCGGGCATCGTGCAGCGCCTGACCGAGATCCTCGGCAACCGCGACGGCTACAACGGCCAGCAGTCGACGTGGCAGGTCAGCGTCGGCAGCGCGCCGCTGATCGAGTTCGGCGGACTCGACAACCCCGGTGACGAATCGCGCTGGCAAGGCCGAGCGCACGACCTGAAGTGCTTCGACGAAGTCACCGAGATGCGCGAGGCGCAGGTTCGCTTCGTGATGGGCTGGATGCGCACCAACGACCCGCGCTTCAAGCCGAAGGTGCTGATGACCTTCAACCCGCCGATGGGTGCCGAGGGCCAGTGGGTGATCAAGTTCTTCGCGCCGTGGCTCGACGACATGCACCCGAACCCGGCGAAGCCCGGCGAGCTGCGCTGGTTCACGACGATCGCCGAGGTCGACGAAGAGGTCGAAGGCCCCGACGAGTTCGTGCTCGGTGCGCGTGGCGAGCGCATCTACGACTTCAACCCGAAGGACTACACGCCCGAGCAGATCATCAAGCCGAAGAGCCGCACGTTCATCCCGGCACGCGTTGTCGACAACCCCTACTACATGGCGACCGGCTACATGAGCACGCTGCAGTCGATGCCCGAGCCGATGCGCTCGCGCATGCTGTTCGGCGACTTCAAGGCCGGCATCGAGCCGGACACCTTCCAGGTGATCCCGACGGCGTGGATCGATGCGGCGATGAAGCGGTGGAAGCCGCGCGACATCATCACACCGATGGAGAGTCTCGGCGCCGACATCGCGCAAGGCGGACGCGACAACACTCTGCTGATCGCACGCCACGCCGAGTGGTTCGCGATGCCGATCAAGCACCCTGGCGTCACCTGCATCGACGGTCCGACCAACGCGGGCTTCATCGTCTCGGCGCTGCGCGACAACGCCGTGATCCACCTCGATCTGTTCGGCGTAGGCGCTCGACCCTACGGCCACCTGATGGCGATGGGGCTGCAGGTCGTCGGCGTCAACTTCGGCGAGCCTGCCGGCGGGCGCGACGCGACGGGGCGCTTCCTCTTCCGCAACATTCGCAGCGAGTGGTGGTGGCGTCTGCGCGAGATGCTCGACCCGTCGAGCAACTACGGCATCGCGATACCTCCGAGCCGTGAGCTGCGCGCCGACCTCGCCGCGCCGCGCTTCCGCATCGCCGGCCCGGCGATCGAGGTGGAGAGCCGCGAGGACATCATCAAGCGGCTCGGGCGGTCGCCCGACTACGGCACCGCGTGCATCCTCGCGGCCATGAACACGCGCAAGCTCACGCCACGCGAGCGCCACACCGGGCGCGACACGCCGAAGGACTACAACCCGCTCGACTCGTTCTGACCGCCGAGGAGGGGACGTAAGTCTCTCGGGCCGGCGTAGCGTCCCGAGGCGTGACGACCACCGCAACCGTTCCTGTCATCCGCCTGTCGTGCGTCGACGAGATGCGCGCCCTGGCCGGTGAGCTGTTCGCGGCCCACTACGACGAGATCACGCGCCACAAGGACGTGTGCAAGCTCGACCCGGACTGGGCCGCCTACGAGCGCGTCGAGAAAGCGGGTGCGCTGCTCGCCATCGGCGCCTGGGTCGGGTCGACGATGGTCGGCTACAGCGTCACCATCGTTGTGCCGCACCTGCACTACGTCGACACGATCCTTGCGCAGAACGACGTCCTCTACGTCGCACCCGAGCATCGTGGCAGCAGCGTCGGCGGCCGGCTGATCAGCGAGACCGAGCGTCTCGCGAAGGAACGCGGCGCGTCGATCATGACGTGGCACGCGAAGCCGGGCACCGCGCTCGACACCCTCATGACCCGGCTGCGTCGCTACTCGGTCCACGAAACCATCTACGCGAGGACGATGTGACATGGCGATCACCGGCGCGATCACAGCAGGTATCGGCGCGTTGGCTGGCGCCTACAGCGCGGTCAGCTCGACGCAAGCCGCGGCCAAGTCCCGCAAGCAGCAGCGCGGCGCCCAGGACCAAGCGATCGGGCAGACGCTGAGGCAGGAGCGCAAAGACGACGTCGCTGCGCGCGCCGCGCAGCAGAACGCACCCGACCCGACGGCGTTGCTCACCGCCGAGCAGAAGGACCGCATCAAGGGCAGCTCACCCTCGATCCTCACCGGATCCGGTGGCGTGGACCCCAACCGCCTGAAGCTCGGCCGCACAGGCCTGCTCGGGGCTTGATCCATGGCAGAGCGTGGCGACGGCCAAGACGAAGGCTACGAGAACAGCAAGCGTCGCTTGTTGCTCCAGCGGTGGCGTCGGCTGAAGGACGAGCGCACCAGCTGGGACTCGCACTGGCGCGAGATCAGCAACTACCTGCTGCCGCGCAACGGCCGCTTCTTCGTCGACGACCGCAACAAGGGCGGCAAGCGCCACAACCTGATCTACGACAACTCGGCGACGCGTGCGCTGCGGACGCTCGCGTCCGGCATGCTCGCCGGCGCGACGTCGCCGGCGCGGCCGTGGTTCGCGTTGACGACGACGGATCCCGAGCTGGCGAACGACACCGCGGTCCGCCTGTGGCTCGACGACAGCGTGAAGCGCATGCTCCGCGTCTTCGCGCTGTCGAACACATACCAAGCGCTGCACCAAATCTACGAGGAGATCGCGGCGTTCGGCACCGCGGTTTCGATCGTGGTTCCCGACTACGACAACGTCATCCACCACCACGTCCTGACCGCCGGTGAATACGCGATCCAGCAAGACGAGAAGGGTCGCGTCAACACGCTGTTCCGCGAGTATCGGATGACCATCGAGCAGATGGTCTCGAAGTTCGGGGTCCAGAACTGCTCGGAGCGGGTGAGGGAAGCCAGCAGGCAGCAGAACCGACGCGACGAACTGGTGACCGTGATCCACGCCATCGAGCAGCGCCTGAAGCGCGACGCGTCGAAGGCGGACAACCTGAACATGCCGTTCAGGTCGTGCTACTTCGAGCTGGCGTCGGACGACGATCGTCTGCTGCAGGAGACCGGCTTCGAGACCTTCCCGGCGTTGGCGCCGCGGTGGAACCTCGCCGGCGGCGACGTCTACGGCAACGGCCCCGGCATGGAGGCGCTCGGCGACATCAAGCAGCTGCAGCAGGAGCAGTTTCGCAAGTCGCAGGGCATCGACTACATGGCGAAGCCGCCGTTCGCGGCGGACAACTCGTTCGCCGGCATCGACGAGCGGATGCTGCCCGGCAGCATCAACTTCGGCAGTGTGACCGGGACGGGCGGCGGCATCCGGCCGGCGTTCGAGGTTCGCCTCGATCTGAACCACCTGCTGACCGACATCTACGACGTGCGCTCGCGCATCAACGGTTCGTTCTACGCGGACCTGTTCCTGATGCTCTCGCACGCAGGCCCCGACTCGCGCATGACCGCGACCGAGGTCGCAGAGCGGCACGAAGAGAAGCTGTTGATGCTCGGCCCGGTGCTGGAGCGTCTGCACAACGAACTGCTGCGCCCTCTGATCGACATCACGTTCGCGCGCATGCTCGAAGTCGGCGCGCTGCTACCGCCGCCGCCGGAACTCCAAGGCGCGGACCTCAGCGTCGAGTTCGTCTCGCTGCTCGCGCAAGCTCAGCGGGCGATCGGCGCGAACAGTCTCGACCGCTTCGTCGGCGCGCTCGGCGTGGTCTCCGGCATGAAGCAGGAAGTGCTCGACAACTTCGACCAGGACGCTTGGTTCAAGACCTACGCGGGCATGACCGGTGTCGACCCGAAGGTGATCGTCCCCGACGACGTGGTCGCGGAAGTGCGGTCGGCGCGGCAGAAGATGCAGGCCGAGCAGATGAAGGCCGAGGCGCGAGCGCAGGAGGCGAAGGCCGCGAAGGATCTCGCTGCGTCACCGACGGGTGAGAAGAACGCACTCACCGACGTCATGTCGAACCTTCAAGGATACGACAACCCCGCACCCCAGTTCGTGAAATGAACGACACGCCCTCGAAGAAAATATTCACGCTCAACAGCGAGACGCTGGTCCCGATCGGTCTGATCGCGACCGTCGTCGGGTCGGCAGTCGCTGTCTCGTTCTGGCTCAACTCGTCTCTGCTCGATCTTCGCTACAACCAGCGTGACACGAACTCTCGCATCGAACAGCTTGCCGCGCAGATCGCCGATCTGAAGGACCAAGGGGCACGAACCAACAACGACCGCTGGTCACGTCTCGACATGATCCGCTGGGTCGAGCTGGCCAACGCGAAGAACCCCACCGCGGCGCTTCCCCTCCCTGGAAACTGACATGCGTTACTTGCTTTCTCTCACGTTCCTTCTCGCCGCTTGCGGCGTCCTGAACCTCGGCTCGACGAACGCCGACGGCACGCCGAAGACGCCGATCGACGCGATGCAGGCGATCCGCGAGGTCGGCGACGCGGCCCTGATCACCTACGGGTCGCAGTGGCTGAAGGAGCACGTCCCCGGTCTCGTCGAGCAGCTCGACGCGGACGGCAACGGTCGCCTATCGCTCGCGGAGATCGAGTCGCAGGTCGACCTCAACTCGCCGGGATCTCTGACCACGCTGCTGGTGATCCTCGTGGAACTGCACGAGGCGCAGAAGGCACGCAAGGCCGCGGGCCTGTCGGTGTGAGGCGTGTTCACGTCCTCGCGGTGGCGCTGCTCGCGGCTGCGTGCGTGGCAGCGCCACAGTCGCTTGGCTTCGTCGAGACGGTGCAATCGATGGCGCGCGAAGGCCGCGTCAGCGCAGAGGCGGCGGATGAAGTGGTGAACGCATACCTCGACATGCGCGCAGGCCCTTCGTGGTGGGAGCCGTTGCTGCGCGACACCTGGAACTTCGCGCTCCTCCTGCTCGGTTCCGCGGCGTCGGTGATCTGGGTGCGCTACGCACCGCCGAAGCTCGGTGGCCGTGGCGCCCCGGAAGTGGCCCGCCAGAAGCAGCGCGCACGGGGGACGTAAGTCGATTTCGCAGGGGTAGCGTCCCCGGCGTGAGTGACTTCGATCCCACCGACCTGGAGCGCCTGCGCATGCTCGAAGAGCGCGCGGAAGACGTTCGTCGGCTCGAACAAGCACGCAAGGTCGACGACCTGTTGCTGCTGATGGCCGAGCCTTACGGGCGCCGCTTCGTCTGGGGGCTGATCAACCGCTCAGGGTGCAACCGTCCCTCGATGGACGAGAGCAACCCGAACCCTCTGACGACTGCCTTCAACGAAGGTCGTCGCCGCGAGGGTCTCGAACTGCAGGTGATCCTCTACGACCGCTGCCCGGACCTCTACGACCGGATGCTCCGCGAGCGTGTCGACGAACAGAAGCGACTGAAGAAGGAGATCGGATCGTGAGTGGCATCCCCGCACCTGTCACGCCGGCCACGCCGGCTGCACCGACCCCAGCTGCGCCGGCCGCGCCGCTGCCTTCTGGCGTGCCTGCCGCGCCGCCGACCGCCGCCGCGCCGCCGGCCGCGCCGGCCGCGCCGGCCGCGCCGCCTGCAGAGCCCGCGAAGTCGTCGGCCCCGCCTGCAGAGCCCGCGAAGCCGTCGGCCCCGCCCGCCTACGCCTTCAAGGACGCGACCGGCCAAGCGGTCGACACCGCTGTCACGAAGGCCTACGCGGAGGTCGCCGGCAAGCACGGCATCGCTCCCGAGGCCGCGCAGGAGATTTTCAATCAGGTCATGCCGGCGCTGCAGAAGCAGATGGCGGACCAAGCCACCGAGGCGCGGAAGAGCTGGCTCGATGCGAGCATGGCCGACCCCGAGTTCGGTGGCGACAAGCTGAAGGGGACGCTGGAGCTGACGTCGCGCGTGTTCGCGCTCGGACGTCCGACGCTCGGCGCCTTCCTGAAGGAGACCGGCCTCGACAACCACCCGGAGCTGGTTGCGTGGGCCGCGGCGGTCGGCAAGCGACTGAGTCCCGATGCGCTGGCGGCTGCAACGCCGACCAACGCGCCCGCCACACCCAAGAGCCCCGCCGACGGCTTCTACCCCACCATGAAGAGGAACTGATCCATGTCCGTCCTGAGTGCCATTCATCCAACCCTGCTCGACGTGAGCCGGCGCACTGCGCCGGACGGCAGCATCGACAAGATCGTCGAGATGCTGAACATGACCAACCGTGTCCTCGACGACATGGTGTGGGTCGAAGGTAACCTGCCGACCGGCCACAAGGTGACCGCTCGCACCGGTCTGCCGAGCCCGACGTGGCGCAAGTTCTACGGCGGCGTGCAGCCGACGAAGAGCACCACGGTCCAGGTGACCTCGACCTGCGGCATGCTGCAGGCCTACGCCGAGGTGGACAAGAAGCTCGCCGATCTGGCGAACAACCAAGCCGAGTTCCGGCTCTCCGAGGACATGGCCCACATCGAGGGCATGAACCAGGAGTTCACGCAGACCCTGTTCTACGGGAACGAAGGCACGGAGCCCGAGGCCTTCACCGGCTTCGCTCCCGCGTTCAACGCGCGCTCGGGCGTCGGCAACGCCGAGAACGTCATCCACGGTGGCAGCGCCGACACCGACAACACGTCGATCTGGCTCGTCATCTGGGGCGTCAACACCGTCTTCGGCATCACGCCGAAGGGATACCCGACCGGCCTGCAGATGCACGACAAGGGTCAGGTCACGATCGAGAACATCGACGGCCTGGGCGGTCGCGCCGAAGGCTATCGCACCCACTACGAGTGGGACTGCGGCCTGTGCATCCGCGACTGGCGCTACATCGTCCGCATCTGCAACATCGAAGTCAGTGCGCTGACGAAGAACGCGTCGGCCGGTGCCGACCTGATCGACCTGATCGCGCAGATGTTGGAGCTGCCGCCGTCACTCTCGATGGGCCGTCCGGTGCTCTACTGCAACCGCACGATCAAGTCGTTCCTGCGGCGCCAGATCGCGAACAAGGTCGCGGCCTCGACGCTGACGATGGAGCAGGTCGCCGGCAAGCACGTGATGATGTTCGACGGCATCCCGGTCCACCGGGTCGATTCGATCGTCAACACCGAAGCCCTGGTCCCGGCGTGATCCGCAGCCCGGCGCTTCGGCGCCGGGTCACCCCCTCAACCTCAACAGGAACACACCAATGCTCATGGATTCTCGCGCCGAGTTCACCTCGGGAGCCAGCATGATTCGCACCGCGAGTGCGACTGCGTTCAACATCGGCAACGTGATCGACACCCAGGTCGGGTCCGCGAACACGCTGCAGAACCTCGGCGAAGACCCGATCTACTTGGTGATCTCGATCACCGCGTCGATCATCACCGCGGGCACCGCCGGCACACTCGTGTTCCGGCTCGTCAGCGATGCGGTCAACCCGCCCGACACCGGCACGGCGACCGTGCACTTCACGTCGCCGACCTACGTCACCGACGACGACGCGCTCAACTCGCTCGACGCGGGCATGATCCTGGTCTTCGCGCTGCCGCGGCAGAAGACCTACGAGAAGTATCTCGGCCTGCAGGCGATCGCCGCCACGACCGACACGACCGCGGGGTCCATCGTCGCGTTCCTCTCCGACGACGCCCGGACCTGGGCTGCCTACGCCGACGCCATCAACTGAGGGTCGCCATGCGAGTTCGCGCCAAGACGTTCGGGTTCTACGCCGGTCGGCGCATTCGCGCCGGCACGGACTTCAACATCCCTGGCGACACGAAGCCGGCGAAGTGGATGGAGGAGATCCCAGGGCCGGATGTGTCGCCACCGGCACCTCCTGCCCCGGCGACATCGGCGCCGGGCGCCGGCGGGCAGCCCCCGCTGACGTCGGCGCAGCTGCCGCCGGCGCCGCTGCACATCCTCCAGCCCGAGCCGCCGCCGGCGCCCGCCGCCCCGGAGCCCGACACCATGTCCGCCATGACCAAGGCGACGCCCGTGCACCCTCAGGTGTCCGTGGCGCCGCCGGCCGCCCCTCCGGCGGACGACGAGAAGGATCTCCTGCCATGATGCTCGACCAACGCTACCGCACCTCGAACGCCCAGGCGATCACCACCTTGAGCGTGGCGTCGACCGACGTCGTCGACATCGCCTCGGTGCTGCGTGACATCGGCGCCGGCGAACAGCTGGTGATGGACTTCAACGTCGTCGAGGCCTTCGTCGGCAACGGCGGCCTGATCATCAACAACGTCCTCGACATCACCCCAGCGCTCACCGCGGCGCCGACGTTCGTCGGGTCGTCGGTCCTGCTGAACGCGGCGGACCTGTTCCTCGGGGCCCACATCTACGTGCCGATCACGATCCTGGGCTCGGCTCAAGCGCTCTACGCGCAGACGGGCGTCAACGCGGGCTTCCCGCTGAAGTATTTCGGCACCTTCTACAACCTCACGGGCGGCACGTTCAGCGCCGGCAAGATCACGTCGGGTCTGGCGATGGACCCCGTGTCCCGCGTGCGGATGGAGAACCTGAAGGACGCTCTCAACTGAGGCGCCCCCGTGGCTGAAATCTACGTCTTCGGCAGCAACGGCCAGAGCAACTCTGGCCCCTACCACGACATCGCGTCGTGGCTGCTGAATCGACTCGACCTCAACCTGCTGACGAGCACGAACCGGGTCTCGGGCGCCTACGCGCCGACGTTCCAGATGCCCTTCAACGCCCCCGGCTACTCGGGGGCGGTGTCGCTGAAGGGGCGGGCGATCAGGAACATCAGTTACCTGAACTTCTACAACCCGATCGTCACGGGCTACACCAGCTACCCAGGCACGGGACGGGTGCTGAGTCTGTTCGGGCAGACCGGGGCGTTCAACCACACAGCGCTGGCGATCTGGGTCGAACAGATGTTCGTGCGCGGGACCCATCAGGTCGCATCCGTGACGCGCAAGTCGAACGGCAAGACCTACGCGGTCAAGGCGGTGATGGAGCCGGTGATGGACTTCACCGTCGACATCGGCGTGAGCACGAGCAACTTCGTGCTCGCCAACAGTGGCCTCTTCAACAACGACCGACTGACACTCTCGTCTACGGGCGGCCTCCCCGGGACTCTGTCTGATACGCTCACCTACTACGTTGTCAACAAGACTGCTGCCGGCTTCCAGCTGTCACTGACCATGGGCGGTGTGCCCGTGACGTTCACGACGAACGGAACCGGCACGCACTCGGTGAACGTCCTGATGCCGAACTACGCAGGCAGCCGTCTGGAGTTCGACGTCGTGACCGACCCGTGGTCCGACCCCATCGCGCAGTTCGACGAGGAGTTCACCTACGCGGTCAAGGTCACGGACACGGAGGTAGGTGAGGCGGAGGCGCAGCTGAACTTGAACTTCGGCGTCCTCCGAAAGTTCACCGCAAAGCTCACGGGCCTGCAGCTGCGCAACGTGGCGACAGGCGAGAAGCGCGTCATCGATACGTGGGACCCTGCGACACGCAAGGTCACGTTGGTCAACCTCGTCGGGCTGGCGCCGCAGACGTGGAACATCACGGCCGGCGACACGGTGGTGATCGAGCCGCAAGGTGACGTCGCCTTCGACCGCTACTGCGAGTTCCTGCCGTGGTCGATGTTCGAGAGCAACCTCAGCGAGAACATCGTCAGCAAGGTCAACCCCTACATGCCAGGGTTCGACTACCCCGGCGACTTTCACGCGCCCGCCATCTACGGCACGGACCAACAGACCCCGACCGCGGTCAGCGGGACTGGCGGCCTCTTCCTCCGGACGATCTACCCCAACATCGCATGGCACGTCGGGTTCCTCGTCCGCTTGTCGGAGTTCTTCGGGCGCGAAATCTACTGTCACAGCTGTGACTTCGGCGGCACCAGCGCGACGCACGTCGAAACCGAGATCGGCACACCGACGCTCGGATGGTATGACAAATCGCAGCAGACCGATTGGTCGATGGGGCGCCAGAACGGCTGCTTCCAGCGCTGGCTCGATGAGCTGGACGCCCTGAAGGCGTGGGCCGATCGCAACGGGCACACCGTGCGCTACTTCGCGATCGGCCGCAACCAGGGCTTCGCCGACGCGACGGGCGGCAGCGACCCGACCTACGGTGCCACCACGGAACAGGCGGTCGCGAGCGCCGACAAGTTCTACGAGGTCAACAAGGCCTTGCGCGCGCGCATGCGCGCCGAGATCAAGGCGCGGGGCTTCTGGCCCGGAGACGAATCGGAGATCCCCTTCATTCAGCCCCTGGAGCAAGAGGAGTCCGCGCTGCTGATCAACGGCGTCGGCAACCCGGAGCTGCTGAAGAAGGTCAACACGGCTCTGCAGCAGCTCGCCGACGAGGACCCGTTCGCAGCGACCTGGGACCAAACCGGGCTGCTCACCGGCACCGACGGAATCCACTTCCTCGGGTCGGAACTCGGCAAGGTGGAGGAGTTCACCTTCAACGCCTACCGCAGCATCCTCGCGGTGTCCGACCGAACCGCGGAGGTCGAAATCTGCAACCTCGCTCTCAGCCACATCGGGGAGAGCGCGCAGGTGATCTCGATCGACCCGCCGGATGGCTCCGCCCAGGCCGCGCTCTGCGCTTTGTTCTACAAGCGCGCCCGAAACGCAGTGCTGGAGATGCACAACTGGGGCTTCGCCTTGCGGCGTAGGTCGCTCGGCGCCGCGATCTCCAGCGGCACCAGCTCCTACGCCTACGCCTACTTCCGGCCCGGCGACGCGCAGCGCATCATCTCGGTCCTGCCCCCGGACGCGCCCGGCGACTACGTCTACGTCGATCCACAGACGTGGCCGAACAACTGCTTCGCTACGCCACGCCCGCCGCTCGGCGGCGTCGTGACGCAACCGTTCGACGAGGGCATCCTAGAAGACGGCACGAAGGTGATCCTCACGAACCAGCCCGACGCTGTCGTGCGCTACGTCGCGAACGTCAAGAACACGTCCACCTACCCGGACCTCTTCATCCACGCCGTGGCGAAGTATCTCGCGTCCTTCTTGTGTGGGCCTCTCGTGAAGGGGCAGGCGGGCGCCGCGCTCGGGCAACGCCTGATGCAGGAAGCTCGGTTCGCCGTTCTGCAGGCGGCGTCGCTGTCCGCGGGGCAGCGAAAAGTCGAGCCGGACCACAACCCGTCGTGGATGTCGGCGAGGCTCTGATGCGCGCCCTGATCCGGTCGTTCATCGGTGGAGAGCAGTCGCCGCAGATGTTCTCTCGCGTCGGCGACCCGCGCGTCGACCAAGGGGCGGCGAAGATCCGCAACATGGTCGTGACGCCGCAAGGCACGGCGGAGCGGCGAAACGGAACCCGGTTCGTCGCGGAGACGAAGGTCCACGCCGAGACGTCGAAGATGGTGTCGTTCAGGTTCTCCAGCAGTCAGACCTTGGCAGTGCAGGTCGGCGCGGGCTTCTTCCGGTTCTACTCGAACTGCGAGATGCTTCGGCTCAGCTCGACGCCGCGCACCTACGTGACGTCGAAGAACATCTCGGCGGGAAACTTCAACGGAGCAACGAACGAGATCACCTTCAGCGCTGTCCACGATCTCGTGACCGGAGACGCCGTCACGCTCAGCGACACCGGCGGCCTGCTCCCGGTGGAGCTGGACGTTGGGGTCGACTACTACGCGATCGTGGTCAGCACGACTGTCATCAAGCTGGCCGCTTCGGCGGCCGACGCCACGGCTAGCGTTGCCATCAACTTCACCACAGGAGGCACGGAATCCGGTCGCGTCCACTTTGTCTACGAGCGGCGCGACCTCGTGCGCTTCGGGTCGACGAACTACTACTGCACGCTGCGCCAGCCGTATGACACGTTGCCGACCGGAGGGTCGCCGGCAGCGGTGACGTTCGCAGGAAACTTCGTCAACTGGGCCAGCCACGGGCTGGTCGGGCAGACAGCAGTCGTCTTCTTCGGCTCGGGCCTCCCGCCGGCCGTCGTCGAAGGCCGCGTCTACTACCGCGTGAACGGTGCCGGGTCAGCCGGTTCGATCTCCATCTCGGAGGAACCCGGCGGCCCGATTCTCGGGCTCGGCAGCGGGTCTGGAACGGGCGTGCGCGCAACCCACTTCTACGCACTCACCGACGACATCTACGAGGTGCCAAACGAATACAGCGAGAGCGACCTCGCCGAGCTGACGTGGGATTCTTCGTTCGACATCCTCACGTTCGGCAGCAAGAACCATCGACTCTCTGAGCTTCGCCGATTCGGCACGACTAGCTGGGAGTTCGTGCCCGTCTCCTACCAGCAGACGATCGCGACGCCGGCGATCGGTTCGACTCTGATCGAGCCCGGCGCAACGACCGACATCGTGTCGCTAGGTGTCACTGGCACGGCGATCGTGTTCAACGCAGACACCGACCACCAGATTGCCATCGGCGACACCGTCATCGCCGAGGGAGTGGTCAACGACTCCGCGGGAACGCCGCTCTCTCTCACGCTGAGTGGGTTCTACGCTGTCGATCGGTCGACAGCGCCGAACATCTTCACGCTGCGCACCTTCGACGGCGGGGCCAAGGTCCAGATCGCGGGCGTGACGCTCCCCTACGTCATCGCCAGCCCGATCAAGGTTCGGGTCACGTCGCTCTTGTCGGAGCAGCAGCACATGTATCGTGTGACAGCGGTGGACGAAGACGGGAAGGAAACGCTGCCGTCCGCTACCCAGAACCTCACCAACAACCTCTTCGTCGACGGCGCGTCGAACACGATCAAGTGGAGCCCTATCGCGGGGGCGGAGCGCTACAACGTCTACAAAGAGAAGAACGGCCTCTTCGGATTCATGGGCTCGGTTGAGCACGTCGACGGTGCCATCGACTTCGCGTTCGTCGACTCGGCGCTCGCGAACATCGCACCAGACCTCGGGCTGACCCCTCCACGATTCGACACCAGCCTCGACGGCACGGACTACCCGCGCGCGGTCGCCCACTTCGAGCAGCGTCGCCTCGTCGCAGGGACGGACCTGTTCCCTCAGCGTCTGTGGATGACACGGACCGGGACCAACAACGACCTCTCGTTCCACATTCCACTGCTCGACGACGATCGCATTGTCCTCGACGTGGCGTCGCGGGAGTCCGAGACGATCCGCCACATCATTCCACTCGCGCAGCTGCTCATCCTGACGGACGCGACCGAGTATCGGCTGACGCCAGTGAACAGCGACGCGGTCACTCCGACGTCGGTTGCAGTTCGTGCTCAGAGCTACGTCGGTGCGTCGCCAGTGCAGCCGGTCATCGTCAACAACTCTCTCGTCTTCGCTGCAGCCCGCGGCGGGCACTTGCGGGAGATGGGGTTCAACGCCGACGCCGCCAGCTTCTTGACCGGTGACCTGTCGCTGCGGGCCACGCATCTGTTCGACGGCCGCACGATCCGGTCCATCTCTTTCTCGAAGGCCCCCTACCCGATCGTCTGGAGCGCATCCAGCTCCGGGTTCTTGCTCGGTCTGACCTACGCTCCCGAGGAGCAGATCGGTGCGTGGCACTCTCATGCGCTCGGGCCCGTCGGCGACAACAACGTGATCACGAACGGCGCCGTCGAGAGCTGCACGGTCGTGGAGGAAGGAGAGGAAGACACCCTCTACTTGATGGTCAAGCGCGTCATCAACGGCTCGACCGTGCGTTACGTCGAGTGCCTGCCGTTCGAGCGCGCAGCAACCTTCGCGGACAACTTCTTCGTCGACTGCGGCGTCTCCCGGTCCGGCGCGATGTCAGTGGTCACGGGCCTCGACCACCTCGAAGGCGAGACGGTCGACGCCTTCGTCGACGGTGTCGTCTACCGCGGGCTGACGGTGTCGTCGGCGCAGGTCGTTCTCCCGGCCGCGTCCGTGAGCAAGGTTCAGCTGGGCCTGCCCATGACCGCGCAGGTGGAGACGCTTCCGCTGACGCTCCCGGTCGACGGCTACGGCACGGGGCGCACGAAGAGCACCGACAAGGTCTTCCTGCGCGTGGTCGATTCGTGCGAGTTCCAGCTCGGCCCCGTCGGTGGCCTGCTGGTGAGGCGCATGCCCGAGCTGTCGCCGACTTCGGCGAAGACGCTGAACCTGCGGGTGACGGCGATGCCGAAGATCGACGAGGACGCGAGGCTGCTGATCCAGCAAGAACTTCCGGTGCCGCTGACCATCGCCGGTGTTACGATCCTCGCCACGGCAGGTGATTGACATGGGCTACTGGGACACGGTGGTGACGAACGCGTATCTGGCGTCTCGGCAGGCGAACCAGAACTACGGGGCGATCGCGGACGCAGGCACGGTCTTGACGGCCGGGGGAGCCCTCACGCAGGCGATCGGCGTCTTCGCGTCGGTTCTGAACGAGAAGAACCAGCTGAAGGCCGGTGCTCTGACGGCGCAGTTCCAGTCGTCGGTGGCAGCCATCAGCGCCCGCAGGGCAGAGAAGGACGCACAGGCCTTGATGGAGGCCGGGCAGACCGAGATCGGGCTCCTGGGGATGCGCTACGCGCAGGAGAAGGCGGCCCAGCGAACGTCCACCGCTGCCGGAGGTGTGGTGGTCGGCACCGGTAGTTCTGCGGAGGCTCTGGCCAGCACCGAGCTGGCGAAGAAGCTCGACGCGCGCGCGATCAACCTCAACTCGCTCGGGCAGGTCAGCGCTGCGCGCGCTCGTAGCGTCAACGCCTCGAACGAGAGTCTGCTCGCGCGCGCCTCGGCGCGGAACCTCTCACGGTCCGCTTCGACCATCAACCCGGGGCTGGGCGCTCTCACCAGCCTGATCGGGTCGAGCGGTGCCGTCGCTACCCAATGGGTGGCCGGCAAGCGCGCGGAGCTATACGCTCGTCGTTTCTAGCCATGCCCCGCATCCCTCTCCCCACCGTCGGCCGGCAAGTCACCCAGGGCCCTGGGTCGTCGGCTCCGACCGTCACGCCGTTCAACGACCAGTCCGGCCGTCAGGTCGCGCAGTTCGGCGCCGCGGTCCAGCAGGCCGGGCAAGGACTCTCCGAGGTCGGGACGCACCTGCAGAACCAGTTCGACGTTGCGGCAGCGAAGGAGGCGGACAACCTCGCAGCGGACGTGCTGCGCAGCGGCCTCGGCACCTACCTGCAGACGCAGGGCAAGGCTGCAACCGGCGACGCCTACGACCAGACGTTCAAGGGGCTCCGGCAGAAGATCGACGCCATCGGCAAGAGCCTGAAGTCGCCCAATCAGGTCGCGATGTTCCGGCGGTCCGTCGACTCGCGCATGCAGGACGCGCTCTACAAGGCTGACGAGCACAAGGCCAAGCAAGTGCTCGTCTACGCCATGGCGGAGACCGAGACGCAGGCCAACTCCGCTCTCCGCGATGCGGTCGCGTCCTACGGCACCGACGAATCCGATGTCCATCTCGGCACGATGAACCGCGCGATCGACGAGATCGCGGACATGCAGGGTTGGGGTGCCGACAGCGAGCAGCGAAAGGCGTTGCACCTGAAGGCGAGCACCGACTTCCACTCGCTGGTGATCGACAGTCTCGTCACTGACGGCAAGCTGACGCAGGCCGCGCAGCACCTGGAGCAGAACGCCGACGAGATCGATCCTGCGCGCCGCGCCGTGATCGACAAGGTCGTGAAGAAGGCGACCGTCGCGGACAAGGCGCAGCGTCTACAGCGAGCGTTCTCCGCCGAGGGCCTGTCGACCATCGACAGCGTCCGCAAGATCAACGAGATGTTCGACAACAAGCAGCTGACCGTCGAAGAGCAAGACGAAGCTGTGCGCCGTGTCGCCTACAACGCGGAGCTGCAGGGGTCGCTGCAGGCGCGTGCCAGTAACGAGCTGTTGGAGAATGCCAAGGCCCAGGTTCTCGGCGGGCAGGAGCTGACGCCGCAACAGAAAGAAGCACTCCGCTTGGCGCGAGTCCTCGACGACTTCAACGCGTGGTCCGGTCACGGTGGGCAGCACAAGACCAGCGACGCGGGACTGTTCACGATGCAGAAGCTGCAGGAAGACCCTACTGGGTTCGGCCGCTACAACTCGTGGGACGAGGTGTTCAAGGATCTCCGCGGCCAGCTCGACGACAGCCGTCTCGACACCGTGGCGTCGATGTGGCGGAAGTGGAGGGGCATCGACACGTCCGAGGACGCCCTCAAGATGGACCTCGACCTGCAGATCACGCGTGCGCTGAAGGACATGACGCTCCTCCCCGAGGTGATCGCGAAGGACAAGTTCACGCCGGAGCAGACGGCGATGGTCGATCGGTTCACGGCGGCGGTGATCGACGACGTCAACTCCCACGTCACTGGGCGAAAGGCCGGCGCGAAGGACGTCTACGACGCGATCACCCGGCAGAAGAGGAACTCCTTGAAGATCGGCGACGTGCCCACCCCGGTGAGCATCTCACCCAACGACGAACTGCAGGACGGCATCTGGTCGACGCCGTTCGGTGATGTCGCGGCGGAGAAGATCACGCCAGCGTTCCGCGCCAACGCCAAAGCGAGCTTGCTCGCGTCGGGCCGGCGCGAGGAAGACATCTACGACATCGACATCGCGACCGAGTTCGCCCGATACGCCACAGAACTCAACAAGCAGACCCAGGAGGTCAAGGCCGCCAACCTGAGCACCGGTGAGTCCCGTTTGCGGGCGTTCTACAAGGGGCGCATCAACACGATCCTCCAGCAGGTCGCCGTCGACCGTCAGGCATGGGCTGAGATGGAGTTGGCCACTGAAGCGAACGTGCCCGCCGCCTACCCCGGCGCGATGCCGACCGCCGAGTCGCTGCACGTCGGCGTCCGCGACTACGTCATCGAGGCCTTCGGTGACGAGATGGCGCACTTCGGGTTGAGCGTCGAGCAGATGCGGCGCATCCTCGACAAGGAAGGCAACTACGTGCCGAGGAAGCAGATGTCGACGATCGATCAGCGAGGGCCCTTCTGATGTCCGGGTTGTCTCTGCCACCGAACGCAACCACTCCGACCGCAGACCAGCTGACTGAGATCCGACGGCGGCAGGAGGCGGCCCAGGCCGCCGAGAAGGACCAGCGGATGATGGCGGTGTTCCGCCAAGCGGTGACCATCAACCCGGAGGCTCGCGCCGAGGCGGAGTCGATCTCGAAGAGGCTCGGGAAGCCCGTCGAAGCGCTCACCGACAACATCGACGTTGCGCGCGAGATGCTGAAGGTCCGCGAGCTGCAGGAGACACGGCGGCAATACCCGAACCTCGACAAGCGCCTCGACAACCTGGAGTTCACGAGCCTCGTCCACGACGACCTCGGCAACCTGAAGTTGACCGAAGACACGTTCGACTGGGTGAAGCGAAACTTCCGCACCGGCAAGTTCATGAACGAGCGCGGCGAGATCGGCGCGCGCATGATGGCCGGGCTGTCCAACTCGGATGACACGCTGCGCCTCGAACAGCTGAAGCTGTTGACGCAAGACGCTGGGCAGGACACCGGGTTCGTGGCGTCCGCTCTGCAGCTCAGTGGCCAGATGATCGGCCCGATGGCGAAGTCCTTCGCCGCTTCCACCGCCGCCGCCGGCGCCGTGTCCCTGTTCTCGGGCCCCGGTGCCACCGTGACCGGGCCGGCTGCCTTCACGACGACTATGCTGGCGTCTACCTTCGCCCAGACTGCGGTGATCGAGGGCGGCAACGCTTTCCTCGACATGCGCGACAAGGGCTACGGCGAGGACGTGTCGATGTTCAGCGCCGCCTTCGTCGGCCTCGCCAACGGCGCCCTGGAGACCGTCGGTCTCGGCATCGTCCTGAACCCGATCCGCAAGGCCGTGATCCGACGCACGGCCAACAAGCTCGGGCAGGCGCTCGCGCGGCCGACGACCAAGGAAGCCATCACCACGCTCGCCAAGGACTACTTCGCGAGCGTGTTCGGCGAGGCCGGGCAAGAAGGGGTTCAGGAGTTCGTCAACGTCATCGGCGAGGCGTTCGCTCGCGACGCTACCGACCCGAACCTGCCGGCGCCGTCGTGGGGTGAGATCGGGGAGCGAGTCTCGGACGCCTTCATCACGACGGCCAAGGGCATGGCGCTGCTGGGCCTGCCCGCGCCGGCGATCCGCTTCCACATGGACACGCGCGCAGCTGCCGACGCAAAGGAGCACCAGAACTTCATGCTCGGGCTGAAGAAGGGCGCGGCAGAGTCGAAGCTCCGCCAGCGCAACCCGAGTGTCTACAAAGACTACCTCCGCAAGACGGCGGAAGGGTCGCCGGTCGAGAAGCTCTACTTGGACGGCAAGGTGTTCTCCGAGACGCTGCAGCAACTCGACAACGTCGAGGGGTCGGATGTCACCGGGCCTGTCGCCTCCCAGCAGCTGGAGGCCGCCATGCCCGGCATCCTCGAGCGCGTCGCCGAGGCCGCACGCACCAACAGCGACGTCACGATCGACACGGCGGAGTTCGCTGCGAAGCTGACCGAGACCGCGGTCGGCGACGCCCTCATGCCGCACACGCGCCCGAGCGAGAGCGCCCGCAGCTTTGCGGAGGTCGAGGCGCGCGCCGAAGACGTGAAGGCGATGAAGGCCGAGGCCGACGAACTGCTGCAGGAGAAGAGGACCACCGACAAGGAGTTCGTCGAATCGGCGGACCGTGTCGAGGAGAACCTCTACCAGCAGCTCAACGCCACCGGTGTCTTGACGGAGAAGGCGATGTCGCGCGCCGTGGCTCAGCAGTATGTGAGCTTCGTCGTCGTGAACGCAGCGCAGCTGAAGATGACGCCGGAGGAGTTCTACAAGCGCTACCCCTACCGGGTGTTCGCGGCCGAGGCGCAACCGCGCGACAGCGCGGCGTTCGACCAGACCGGTGACCGCCGGACAGACTCGCCGGAGTTCCGCAACTGGTTCGGCGACAGCAAGGTGGTCGACGAGAAGGGCCAGCCGCTCGTCGTCTACCACGGCACGGCATCGACGTTCGACACGTTCAGCAAACAGAAGGCGCAGGACAAAGAGGGGCGTCGGCTTGGAATGGGTTGGGGTGCGGGCAAGTTCTACTTCGCCAGTTCTGGCGAAGCGGCGAGCAGCGCAGCGCAGTTTGCGGAGATGACGGGTAGGGGCAAACAGCCGCAAGTGATGCCGGTCTACCTGTCGATGCGGAAGCCGATTGATGCAGGTAGCTACCTAGCGCGAGTGGCTGCGCGCGTCGCCAAAGGTGCCACGCGGGACGCCGCAATCGCGCAGACGGATCGCGAGGTCCGGAAGGAAGGTTACGACGGCATCGTTGACCATGTGTCCGGCGGTATCGCAGTCTTCGACCCGACGCAGATCAAGTCCGTCAACAACCGCGGCACCTACGATCCCACCGACCCGAACGTCCTGAACCAGCTCGGCGACTCGCGCGTCAAGACACCGACGCCTGCGGTCCGCAAGCTGCTGAAGAGCCTCACGCCGGCCGAGCAGCGCAAGATCACCGACAAGACCGCAGCGAAGGTGATCGCGCAGCTGAAGAAGCTGCCGTCCGCGAAGGAGATGGCGGCCGTCGCTCAGGGTGGCGTCGCGAAGCGCGGGTGGTATCGCGAGAGCGCGGCGGCCCTCGAAGCTGTGTTCGGCGCGGACGCCCCGCGGTTCGCGATGCTCCTCGCCGCTCTCTCGCCGCAGACCAGCGTCGAGCAGAACCTCACCAACGCTCTGAACGTCTGGAAGACCTGGATCGACGCCGGCCGCCCCACCGGCCGTGACGCGATCATCGACGTCATGGCCAGCAGCGTGCAGGGCAAGAGCCGTGAGAGCGTGCTCGAAGCGTGGATCCCGAACAGCGTCCGCGCCCTCACGACGGACAGTCCGAGCGGCTCCTTGCTGTCCGGACCGAAGGTGAACAGCTTCTTCCGCAACCTGATCGGTGACACCACCGAGGTCACGCTCGACGCGTGGATGGCCAACTACGCGCTCGTCGACCAAGCGATGTTCGGCGGGTCTCTGACGAAGAGCGACTCCGGCAAGGGAACAGGCTACTTGGCGTTCTCGGCGCGTGTGCGCGAGACCGCTGCGCTGCTGACCAAGGAGACCGGAAAGACGTGGACCCCGGCCGAGGTGCAGGAAACGATCTGGTCGTGGGCGAAGACGCTCTACGAGCTGCAGACCGGGGAGGCCTCTGCGACGCAGCTGCTCGCCGAGGGTAAGCTGACCGATGAGCTGATCAACTCGACCCCGGACTTCAGCAATCTCTTCCACGAACCGAACTACGCAACGATCCTCAACGAGGCTGGCTATGGCGCGCAACTCGAAATCCTCCGTGGCACTCGCGGCTCTGCTGATGTCCAGCTTGGTCAAGAAGCCGGATCTGGCAGCGAAGCAGAAGCTACTGCTGGAGAAGCTCGCCGCCGACTCCAGCTCCAAGCGGCCAAGCGCCTCGAACGACTCCGCGAACAACGAGCTACCGCCTCCGCCCTCCGCAACGGCTTCGAGCAGCTCGGGCTCACCGATGACGAAAGCGGAGACGTCGGTGGAGGGGCGGCTGCGGGACAATCTCCTGTCTACGGAACCGCGCGCGAAGGAAGCACCCGCGTCCGAGCCGTCCACTACTCCAAGCAGCCCCGAACCTTCCTCAACGGAGCAGCCTACGGCACCGGGCTCAGCGGACAGGAACGCTCTCGCGTAGCGGGCGACCCGATCCTCGGGCAGCGCATCTACTTCTACGTCGACGCGGGCACGGGGATCACACCCGAGATCGGTGTCGGAACGGTCGGCCACGAGGTCGTCCTCGAAAACGTCTACGACATCAACGAGGACCCGCTCGGCATCATCGCCGAGTGGAAGAAGCAGCGAGCCGAGACCGGTGCTACCCTGAACGACATGGAGCTGGCGATCCACACCGCCGGCTTCGATGGCTACTTCGTCCCGGCCGTCGGCGCAGCCGTGCTCGTCGGGCCACAACACACGAACGTCTCAGTTCGACAGATCGGTGACACGAATGGACCGCAAACAGATCGAAGCAACCAAGCCCCGCAGGGAGCAGTTCCAGACCCGAGCGGAGTTCGAGGAGGCTCTGGGGTTCTGGATGAGTCGTTCCGGCAGAGCCCTGTCGACGATGCCCCCCTCCGAGGACTCCCCCAAACCGTCCGACACGCCGGCGAAGACGTAGCGTTCGGCCCGTTCCGCACCGCGCGTGAAGCCGCGGCGCGATACATGGAGAGGGCAGGGCTCGAATACAACCCGCCGCGCGACTACGTCCAAGTCGATCGTGCGCGTGCGACGCGCATCGCGCAGGCCTTCGAGGAGATGAAGCACGACCCGGGCAGCCCGGAAGTGCAAGCTGCCTACGACGCGATGATCGATGAGACCATCGCGCAGTGGCAGGTGATCAAGGAGACCGGGCTGCAGGTCGAGTTCATCGACGGGCCGGACCCCTACCAATCGCCTCGCGACGCGATCCTCGACGTCACGCAGAACAACCACCTCTATGTCTTCCCGACGACGTCTGGCTTCGGCGGCTCCGAGTCCGCCAACGTCGACATCTCCGGCAACCCGCTGTTGCGCGTCGTCGAGGGCGAGGAGATCAGCGGGCGCCCGGTGCAGGCGAACGACATCTTCCGCATCGTCCATGACTACTTCGGTCATGTGAAGGAGGGCGTCGGCTTCCGTGCTCGCGGTGAGGAGAACGCGTGGCAGCAGCACATGGCGATGTATTCGCCGCTCGCGCGCAAGGCCGCGACGAGCGAGACGCGCGGCCAAAACAGCTGGGTCAACTTCGGACCGTTCGCTGAGTCCAACCAGACCGCCAACGGTGCCGACACGCAGTATGCACCGCAGAAGATCGGCCTGCTCCCCGACTGGGTTGTCGAGGAAGGCTACGCCGGCGACGCCCTCGCCGCCGGAGAGCGGAAGAAGCCGCAGGGAACCTTCTCGCCTCGGACGCTGACGGCGTTGTTCTACAAGAAGGCCAACATCTCGACCGTCCTGCACGAGACCGCGCACTACTACCTGACTGTCTACGCCGACATGGCGGCGCGGCCCGACGCGACGCCTATGATGCGCGCGAACATGCAGACCCTGCTCGACTGGTTCGGGGTCAAAGACCTCGCGACGTGGAACGCGCTGTCGATCGAGCAGCAGCGCAAGCACCACGAAGCGTTCGCCTACAACTACGAGGTCTACGCGTTCGAAGGCAAGGCGCCGAGCAAGGAGATGAAGACGATCTTCGCACGCTTCGCCGAGTGGCTGCGCGTGTTCTACAAGGATCTGCTGGAGCGCAGGAACCGCGTCTACCGCCGCGAGTTCGGCACCGACCTGCCGATGCTGACCAAGGAAGTGCGGCAGGTCATGGACCGCATGCTCGCGAGCGAGGAGGCCGTTGCGCTGACCTACGCGCAGCGCGACCTGCTGCCCGTGTTCCAGACGCAAGAGGAGTCCGGCTTCGACGACGCGAAGTGGGCAGCCTACCAAGCGATGTGGCAGGAAGAGCGCGACGAAGCGGTCGCCGAGGTCACGCGCGCCAGCCTCCGCAACGTCCAGTGGCTGTCGGGCGCTGAAGGCAAGGTTGCCAAAGCGCTGCAGGCTCGGAACAAGGAAGAGCGCGCGAGGATCCGCCGCGAAGTCGTGCAAGAGGTGCAGAACAACCCGCGCGACCGCGCACGCCGGTGGCTGCGCAAGGGAGAGGTCGTCCAGCCGGACGGGACTGTCGACGTCGAGCCGAAAGGCACGCCGCACAAGCTCGACCGCGCCACGGTGGTGTCGATGCTACCGCCCGGCACCGATCTGAAGCCGCTGAGCGGGATGCTGAAGAACGACGGCCTTCACCCCGACCACGTCGCGGAGGCGCTTGGAGGCGAGTTCAAGACGGGCCGCGCGCTGCTAGACGCCCTGATCGAGATGCGTCCGTTCGAGGACATCGTCAACGACCGCACCGACCAGCGCATGCTGGCTGAGCACGCCGAACTGGTCGAGGGGACACCCGAGTGGCGGGACTTCGTCAACCGCGCCGTGAACAGCGAAGCGAGGGCGCGGTTCGCCGCTGCCGAGCAGCGCGCTCTGCAGAAGGCGACCACCCCTGTCCGCGTCCTGCTCGACTCCGCTCGCGAGGCCGCACGTCTCTCGTTGGAGCGGTCGAAGGTCGCCGACGTGGACCCGCGCAAGCTGACGGGCACCTTGGACTACATCACCCGCAACCTGCACGAGGCGCAGCGCAAGGGCGACACCGACTCGATGATCATCTGGAAGCGGAAGCAGCTGCTCTACCACATGCTGGTGGCGCAGGCATACGAGGCGAAGCAAGAGATCGCGTCGGCACGCGACGAGTTCCGCAAGATGTTCCGTTCCGACAAGAAGCTGGCGAAGGAGCGCAACGTCGACCTCGTGCTGGCGGCGCGGTGGGTGCTGTCGAAGTTCGGCCTGACCAGCGAACTGCAGGCGAAGGCGTCCGAGACGGCTCTCGCCACCGCGCAGGAGAACGACCCCGAGCGGCTCGAAGACACGAAGCCTCTGATCGATGCCGCAGTCGCCGGCGCGAAGCCTTTCGACCAGCTCACGCTGGCGGAGTTCCGCGACCTGCGCAACACGGTCCGCTACCTGTGGGCGCGCAGCAAGCGCGACATGGAGATCGAGGTCTCGGGGCGCAAGGTCAAGCGCTCCGCCGCGGTCGCCGAGATGCTCGTGGAGATGAAGAAGGTGCTCGGCGAAGCGCCGGTCGAGACGAGCCCGATCACTGACGAGGCTCGCAGGTCGAGCCGCTACGCCAGCACCTTCGCGAAGCTGACGCGCATCGAGCACTGGGCGCGCAAGATGGACGGTGGGACCACGGGCCCGGTGACGACCTACTTGTTCCGCCCGCTGCGCGAACGCTACGACTCCTACATGGTCGATCGCGAGCGCCTCGTGAAGCGCATCCACGAAGGCCTGCAGAAGCTGACGTTCAGCGACGCGAAGATCGAAGCCACGGAGCTGATCGGCGCGCCGGTGCTCAACGGCACGAAGCAGCTGCTCGGGGCGGTCCAGCACGCAGGCAACAACTCGAACCTGCGCAAGCTGTTGCTCGGCTACGGGTGGACCGAGGATCTCGGCAAGGGTGAGTTCAACCGCTCGCGGTGGGACAACTTCTTGACGCGCATGATGGCGGAAGGGCACCTGACCAAGGAGCACCTCGACTACCTGCAGATGGTCTGGACGCTCAACGAGAAGGAGCTGAAGCCGATCGCGCAGAAGGTCAACCGCGAAGTCTACGGTCTGTTCTTCGAACAGATCGAGGCGACGCCGTTCGAGACGCCGTGGGGCACCTACGCCGGCGGCTACATGCCGGCGAAGCCCGACCCGGACCACCCACGCAACAGCGACATCCGTCAGCGGGAAGCGCTCGACGGGATCCAGGCGATGGAGAGCGACTTCCGCAACTCGATGTCCGGCACGGCGCGCGGCTTCACGATCTCACGCAACCTCTCGACTCGTCCGCTCACTCTCGACATCCGGCTGCAGTCGCGCCACATCGACGAGGTGCTGCGCTTCGTGCACATGCAGCCTGCGCTGCGCGACGTGAAGGGACTGCTGAAGGACCGTGAGTTCGCCAGCTACTTGAACGGCGTCGACCCGACCGCGATCAAGGACATGCTGATCCCGTGGCTCGAAGACGTCGCGCGCAACCAAGTCACGAAGCCCAGCTCGATGCCCGCGCTCGACAAGTTCTTCGGCTTCCTGCGCCGCAGCACCGGCTTGAACTTCATGTTCGCCTCGTTCCGCAACGCCGCGCAGCAGATCACCGGGCTCAGCAACGTCCTCGTCTACGTGAAGGGTCGCCACGTCCGTGACGCGATGTGGCGCTACTACACCAGCGCGCCGAGCACGACGAACTGGGTGGTCGAGCGGTCGAAGTTCATGCAGTCGCGCCTGCGCGATCAGGTCGGGCAGCTGCACGACGACATCGACCTCCTGCTCGATCCGTCGTGGATGGGCAACCTGAAGCGCTGGACCAACAAGCACGGCTACTTCGCTCAGCGGTTCATGCAGAACCAAGTCGACGTCGTCGCGTGGCTTGCCTCCTACCAGCAGGAGATGGAGAAGTCCGGGGCCGACGTGAGTGACGCCGACGCCGTCGCCGCCGCGATCGCCGAGGCTGACGCTGTCGTGCGCCTGACGCAGGGCAGCGTCACCTCGATCGACACCGCTGCCTACGAGCGTTCCTCGGCCTTCGCCCGTCTCTTCACGCAGTTCAGCTCCTACTACAACACGGTCCTGAACCAGATCACGTCGGCACCGCCGGGGTCGAAGGCCCGCGCCTCGCTGCTCGGGCTGGTCATGCCGGCGTTCGGTGCGGCCGTCATCGCCGCGGTCGCCTCGGGCGGCGCGGAGTTCGACGACCGGGACGAGAACGGCACCATGGACGAATACCTGGAGTGGCTGTTCTCGACCCAGGCGCGCGCTGGGCTGGCCACAGTGCCCGGATTCGGCCCGCTCCTGGCGCAGGCCGCGTCGGGGGATAGCCGCGCTGGCGACCGCCTGACGCCCGCGCCGGCGTGGTCCTCGCTGCAGGCGCTGGCCCGCTCGGTGTCGAACCTCGCCAGCGGCGACCCGCGAGGCGGCGGCCGGCAAATCTACGACGCGTTCACGGTGTTCGCGGTGGCCACCGGCATCCCGGTCGGGGGCCTGGGGCGGTCGATCGGCTACGCGGTCGACGTCGCGAGAGGCGACGTCGTGCCGCGCCACTTGGCGGATCGCATCCGCGGCACCCTGAGCGGCAACGCCGGCTTCGGCACGCGACGCTAGTAGTGGCAGGACGGGGTGGGGTCGAACCACCATCGCCCGATTTGGAGGCGGGCATTCTACCGTTGAACTACCGCCCCCGAGAAAAGACTCCGCGGCTAGGGATGTGACAGCAGGTGGCTTCGCCTCGGCCAGCGGCGCTTGCGCGCCGGCAGGATTCGAACCTGCGTATCTTTGCGGTGAAAGATGGAAGCCGTCACGGCATCCGCGGATTGACAACAGCTGTCACACACCGAATCCGGCGACGAGCCGTTGGTCGACCGGTGCGTGACAGCCGAAGAAGAGAGCCCGACAAGGGATCGTCACAGCTTTGCCCTACCGTTTGGGCTACGGGCCCGTGGTGGGCCTGCCGAGATTCGAACTTGGATGCAAGCCGGGACAGCATTCGGGCAGTGAGAGTCGGCGACAAGGGATCGCAGCAGTCTTCTTTCTCGCTCTACCGTTGAGCTACACCGGGCAGGGCCCGATGGCTGGACTCGAACCAGCAACCTAGACCTTAGAGGGGATGTAGACCGCTACTGCATTCGCCGAAATGGTGCGCGGACAAGAGGTGTGACAGGTGTGTCTTGGCAAAGCATCGGGGAGCCCTGATCAAGGGGCCCGGTAGCCTCGTGGTGAAGATGAAGCCCGTCACGGCATTCCGCGTCTGGGTGTGCGACAAGGGTCGGCCGGAGCGAGGTATCATGGCGAGATGAACGCCCCGGTCAGCATTCGCACGCCGGCACTCTAGCGCCCGAACTCACGAATGCAAGAGGGCCAGTCCTTGTTCTGTAGCCAAGCGGCGACAGACGTGAACACCGCGTCCGAGAAGCCGGCGACGCGGAGAGTGTCCTTCCGCTTCGGCAGCTGGTCGGTGGCGTTCGGGCTGATGTTGATGCGGACCTGCTTCGCGTTCGGGTTCTTGCGCTTGATGTCGTCCCACGCGGCCACAGTGCCGGGCGCCCGGTCGCGGGTGTGGGTCGCGTAGTTGTAGGTGAAGCTCATGCCACTTGAGTCGAGCCAGCTCTCGTTGTCCGAGATCAGGATGAACGTGTCCACGTCGCGCTTCTCGCTCGCGAGCAGCCGCATCGGCGCCGAGCAGTCCGTGCCGCCGCCCGCGTTCGCCAGCTTCTGCGCCATCGTCGGGATGCTGTCGAGCGGGTTCAACGGGACAATGACCGCATTGTTCGCGAACGTCATCACGCGCGTCTGCGGCGAGCGCCGCACGATGGCCGCCGCGAACAGCGCCGCCACGTCCATGTAGGTGATCTCGGTCGACGCGTTGCCGCGATACCCGGTCACCGGGTTCTTCATCGAACCGGAACAGTCGACCGCGACGTAGACGTTGCCTTCGAGCGCGGGCACCGCCGCGAGCGAGTGATCGAGCGCCTGCCCGAGTGCATACTTCAGCTCGTGCGGCATGTCGGCGTCCTTGGCGACCATCGAGAACGCCTGCAGCAGCTGGTAGGGGAACTGCTTCGCCTTCAGCACCTCCTCCTTCGAGGAGAGGCGCGCGACGATCTTCTTCAGCAGCTCGGGGTTGCTCTTGAAGACGCCGTGCCGCTGCGCGGTCACGAGGTTCATGCGCGTGAACTGGAAGCCGCCCCGATCGAACAGCTGCTCCCAGTGCGCCGTCGTCAGCGGGACGGTGTCGATCATGTTGAACGGCACGTCCGGCAGCGGCTTCGTCTGGTCGGCGCGGAACGCGAGCGTGTCCTGCACCAGCTGCGGCAAGGCCTCCGGGTTCTCGACCGGCTTGCCGATCAGCATCCGGTAGAGGGTGGCGCGCTCGCGGTCGAGGGTGAAGCCGAGCGTGTCCATGTCCTTCGACACCGGTCGCGGGCGTGCGAGCTTGATGATGTCGCCGAGGCTCGGATCCTTGGCGATCGACTGCTTCCACAGGTAGTCGACGTTCGCGCGGTTCAGCCAGTTCGACACCAGCCGCTTGCCGACCGAGCCGAGCGAGCGGCGGCCGAAGCGACCGGAGCGCACCGCCTGCACGAAGTTCGAGAGCATCTTCGCGTTGTTGATCACCTCGTCGAACAGCGCCGCGGTGAACGCGCCGCTCTTCTTGCCGAAGAGGTAGGCCAGCAGAACCGCCGGCGTGTCCTTCATGAAGCCAGCGCCGCGCGCGTAGCGCGCGACCTGCGCGACGAACGCGTCGTCGCACTTCGCGGCCAGCTCCAGAATCTGCGCGAGCTGAGTCTCGGCCGAGACGTAGAACGTGTCGCCGAAGAAGCCGGTCACCGCCAGCTGCGCGAGAGCCTCCTCGGGCTCCATCGCGTAGGCCGGCGCGCCGGCGTTGTTGGTGGCGTCGGGGGCGACGTAGAGGGACGGGGAGGAAGCAAAGGTCTTCTTGTTCATCTTCAGGGTCTCCAGTAGTCCCGCAGGTCTACTGGAGTTCACCCTTGACTACAAGCCCGGCCTGTGCCGATCCCACATCGCGCCCTGCCATGGGTAGGCGCGCAGCTCCGTCTGCTCGGTCGCCATGTAGCGATCCATGTAGTCGAAGAACGCCGGCTGGTTCCAGAACGGGCGCAGACCCATCGCGCGCATGGCGAGCACGCACCCCGACCACGAGATGGCGGAGCAGCACCGCCGGTAGTCGTTCTCGCCTGGGTTCTTCACCCACCGGTGGTCGTCGCCTGCCGGCGACTGCGCGTGGAAGTTCCCCCACTCCGGCAGACCGACGTCGGCCGCGGTGTAGCCGCCGAAGCCCCAGTTGTAGACGCCCGGCGAGGTCTCCTGCACGTAGAACGTCTGCCCATCCTCGCTGAAGGGGATGACGTTGCGCGCGTCGCCGGGCGTGAAGATGGTCGGCGCGTAGGTGGTGCCGGCCGCCAGCATCGCGTCGTCGTGGAGCACGCGCCCAGCGAAGAGGATCGGAAACTTGCGCCCGTTGCAGTGGCCGTTGACACCCCACTTCGCCCCGAGCTTCATGTGCTCGAAGTTGTCGATCCCCATCTGCGTCAACGCGATCACGATCTTCCGCTTCTGTGCGTTGGTCAGGTTCGTGTTCGCGAGCAGCGCGGCGTCGCCGATCTGCCGAGTGAACCGCTGGTAGTAGTCGCCGAGCCCGGCCTGCGGGTGCATGTAGCGCGAGGTCCAGTTCGGGAAGTGATCGAGCCACAGCGTTGCGTAGAACCAAGCCTCTACCTCTGCGACGCTCGGCGCGCCGGCAGCCGGGGTGAGATCCGCGAGGAGCGCGTAGTCGAGGTCTTGCTCGCGGAAGCGCACGGTCTTGTCCGCGCCGGCGTAGGCGGGTCGGAACGCGTCGGCGCTCGGCGCCGCCGCCAGAACGGTCAACACCGCAGCCGTCTGCAGCGCGGACCACTGCCCGTTCGCCGGCGCGAAGGCCGGCGTCGTCGAGATCAGCGACCCGGTTGTGATCGTCAACGGCAGCTGCGCGCCGACGTTCATCGCCGGCGTCCACCGTGGCGCGTTGGTCTCGTCGCGCAGGAAGAAGTCGCCGGGGTTCACCGTCGAGATGTCGCTGTCGTAGAGCGACGAGTCGTAGCCTTGCTTGCCGTCGGCGCGCGGCGCCGGGCTGAGCATCGACCCTCCCGTGGTGCGGCCCGTCGGCTGGACCACGACGCCCGGCGTGATCGCCGCGATCGTGACCGGGCCGACCACCCACGGGTCACCGTTGCAGAAGCGTCCGGCCGGGCGCGGCTGCGCGAAGGTCCAGGTCACCCCGAACTGAGTCATCGACGACGCTGTCGGCGCCGGTGCCGCCACGACACCGGGGGCCAGCCACGCCGTTTCCTTGGTCTCGTTCGCTCCGCTGGTCAGCTGCGCCCACACCGCGCCCGCCTGTGGGTCGGCCGGGTCGTTGCGGAGCACCACCGCCGGCGCCAGACCCATGCCGAAGTAGTTGAACACCTCGTCCGCGGGCGCCGTGCCGGCGACCGGGCGCTGCGGGCTCGACACCCAGCGCCCACTCTGCAGGAGCCACGCGTCGCGCATGACCGCCCTGGCGCCCTCCAGGGCGATGCTTCGAGCGAGGGGGATGTCGAGCACCCGTCCGGCCAGATCGAGGCCGTAGCACCCGACGCCCTGCTGCCAGGGGATCCACCACGCCCCCGCCCCGAGGCGCGGGTCATCGACCCTGACGTCCCAGATCGCGAGGGGGCGCGTCCCGAGCGCGGCGTAGACCAGACGCACGCGGTCCTCGTAGCGCGCCCTGACGCGCGCAGCGAGCGCCCGGTCCTCCAGGTCGCGCCACAGGCCGACGACCAGGATCCCCGCCCAGCCGACGCTACGGGCCGCGTCAGGGCCGCTGGTCGACCACCCAGGCCGCACGGTCTCGCCGAAGAGGAAGAGGCGGGCCTGCTGCTCCAGCTCCCACTGCAGGGCAGCGGAGTCGGTCAGGCGGGCAGCTGCGATGACGGTGTTGTAGAGCCAGTGCTCGCGATCGGGGCCCAGCCACCCGTGGGTGTCGGGCAAAACGCCCGTCTTGCCGAGGCGGTCTGGGGAGACCCCGAGGTTGAAGTGGGGGCGGCCGTTCCAGGTGACGCAGTTCGGGTGCGCGATCGGATCCGCGAAGGAGCCGTCCGCTTCGAGGTGGTGGCAGGGCCGGGCAAGCATCTTCAGCGCCGCGAAGTAGGCGACCTGCTCCGCCCCGACGCCGCCCGGCAACAGGCTTTCGCCGCGCACGAAGACCTGATCCTCCTGCGCACCGGTGTCGCCGGCGGTCGGGTTCGCGCCGATCGTGCCGGCCTCCCAGGTGTGCAGCCGGCGGAGGGCTTCGGGCCACTGGCCCATCCAGGCGCGGACATCGAATCCGGGCGGGTAGCTCGGGTTGCCGTCCGGCAGCAAACGAGCAATGGCGACGGCGGTCGCCGCGCGCAGCCCGGCGGCGTTCACTTGGAACCACCCGGCCTCGTCGACATCGCCGAGGATCCGCCGCCACGCGAGCGTGACCGCGGCGCCGCGCGCCTGACCGTCCGCGAAGGCGGTCCCCGCCGGCACGATCGGACTGCCCCAGCCGGCGCCCAGGACGTGCACGTAGGCGTCGCCGAACCGGAACGTCAGGGCGTCGCTGGTCTCGCCCATGTCGGGGATCGAGCCGTTGCTGCAGCAGACCACTACCTCTCCGGTGGCCATGCCCGGCTGGTCAGGGAGCCACCGCAGCCACGCGTCGACGTTCAGCATCGGCGTGACACGCCCGCGCATGCGACAGCGCCAGCCGGCACCGTCGGGGGTGACGGACACCAAGCCGAGGGGCGCGCCGTTCACCGTCGCGAGGCCGCCGAAGAACGCGACCGGGTCCGCCGGCAAGCTCAGCTCGGGCGCCGGCGACGGTGCCGCGTCGGCGAGGCGCAGGTCTCGCTCTTCGTGCGGCGCGAGCGTGACGTGAACATCGAGCGCCCAGACGTCGAGCCCGATCTTGCGCCCGAGCACGAAGCGCTCACCCGTCGGCAGGGTGCCGGCGTCGTGCGTCGGGCGCGTGTCGGTGGTCGTCCGCAACCAGCCGGTGAAGGGGTGCGGCGCGTAGTTCGCGACGCGGACGGTCTGCGCGGTAGCCGCGCAGCTGAGGAGGAACGCAAGCAGTGTTCGGAGCATGGGGCGCGAGTCTACGCCCCGCCCCGATCACTTGCGAGGTGCGAGCTTCCTCTCGTCGAGGGACACGCGGAGCGCGTCCTTGATCGTGCGCTCGGCCAGACCGGAACCCTTGACGATCCGGCTCAGCACCCAGTCGCTGGCGCCTTGGTCGCCGTTCATCAGGTTGTAGAGGTGGGGGCGAGAGATCCCGAAGTCCTTCGCGACGGACGCGAGGGGGCGGGGCTTGTCGCCCTTCTTCAGGCCACGACGAGCGTGGCGCTCCACGAGATCACGAAACGACGAAGTCACACGAACCATACGAACACCAGGGTCAGGAGAATCAGGACGCACGCGGCGACGTTCTCGCCGGGTGAACATTGATCGTGGGTCTCGGGCATGGGTGTAGACGCTAGCATACAACTGTCACCCGCGGAAGTAGGCACCGCGATATCCTTCGACGGCGATTGGCAGATCCGGTGCCCACTCGGGCTGTTCGGCCATCAGGTCGCAGAACTCGCGCACGTCGCCGGTGCCCGTCGGCACCTCGCTGAGGATCGAGTCGTGAACGTGCATCACGATGTCGTAGGGGGTGACGGCGTCGACGCGCAGCAGGGCCCGCGCCATCAGGTCGCGCGCTACGGCCTGCGTCGCGTTCTCCGCGAGCTTGCCGCCGTAGGTGCTCTCGACCCGCATGCCGCCACCCTTCGGCGCGAAGTAGCGGATCTCCTCCGTCTCGAACTCGCGCGTCACGATGTCACCGTTGTCGTCGACGGTTTCGATCTTCTTCTTGACCCACTTGGTGTGGGGGCGCCAGTAGCGGATCGAACGCCCGCTCGGCAACCGCATCTGCACGCAGGTGCCATCACCGCGGAGCATCACGAGGCCCGCATAGAAGACCCGGTGCGGCGTTGCGATCGCGTCCCGGAAGGCCTGTTCGATGTCGGCCCAGAACTGCACGATCATCGGGTTGGCGGCGCGCCAACCGAGCTGCACGCGGCGCGCTTCCTTGCGCGTGAGGACCACCTTGTAGCCGAGCGCTGCGCTGACGAACGTGAGGGCACCCATGCCGTAGCCGAGCGCGAGACGCTGGACCTTGCCGAGCTGTCGGTTCGTGCTGCCGATCTTCGCGGCGTCCTCGACATAGATGTCGCGCCCCGACGCGAAGACGTCGAGCACGTCGTCCTGGCCGGCGAGCCACGCGAGCACCCGCGCCTCGACCGCCGAGAAGTCGCCGCCGATCAGCTCCTTGCCGGGCGGGGCGATGATCGTCGAGCGCAGCGCTTGCGAGAGGCCGTCGAGCGGCTGACCGACGACGAACTCCAGCCCCTCAAGGTCACCCTCGCGAACCATCGTGTGCACCAGCGAGCGCGCGCCGCCGAGCAAGTCCTTCGGCAGGTTGTGCACCTGCAACCCCTCAGACGACCACCGACCGGTGTTCGCCTTGGAGTAGCGGAGCGCGAAGTGCAGGCGCCCGTCGCGGCCGACCATCTTCGGCACGCGGTTGAGCTTCGCGAGCGACGTCGCCTTGCCGGCTTCGAGGCGGGTCTCCAGCACCGACTGCACGTCAGAGGCGAGACCCTCCTTCTTCAGCAGGTCGAGCACCGTCTTGCGATCGATCGACGGTGTCATCTCGAACGAACCGTCCTTGCGCTTGCGCCTGACCATCGGCAGGACCACGCCGCGCTCCTTGAGCCACACCTTCATGCCGGGAGCTGAGATCGCGTTCTTCAGGTAGGCACCGGAGTCGTCGTAGGCGCTTTCCGCGAGCTGCAGCTTCCTGGCGCGTGTCATCCGCGACATGGTGTCGACGAGCGGCAGGTCGAGGTAGACGCCGCGGCGTCCGATCTTGCGGTCGAGGCGCATCGTGAGCACCTCGTCGACCGGGACCCGCGGCAGCCGCCACCAGCAGCTGAACATCGAGAGCACGTCGGTCTCGCAGTAGGAGATCAGCTCGGCCTCGTCCTGCGGGGACAGCACCGGGTAGACGTAGCCGTCCGGGCCATCCTCTACGCGGGCGACGCGCTTCATCAGTTCGCTGCCCTCCTTGTCCTTCGGGATCGCTCCCTTCAGTGCGGCGGCGAGCGCACCCAGACCGAGCGGTAGGTTTGCCGCGGCGGCGTAGTGGAGCGTGTCTTCCCAGGTCTCGATCGCCGGCAGCGGCCACCCGTGGCGCTTCGACAACACGTTCTCGATGATCGCCATCTCGAACGACGCGTTGTGTGCGAGAAGAGGACGCCCGGCGAGGATGTGCGCCACCGCCCAAGATGGCACTTCCTCGCCGGGCTTCCAGGTAGCTGTCTTGACGACGCCGGTCGGGCTGTCACACAGGCCGAACACGGCGCAGTGAACACCCGTAGACGGGTGTTCACTGTAGGCCCAGGCACCGGAGACCTGCGGTGTGGTGGCGCTGTAGGTCTCGATGTCGATGCCCAGGATGGTGGTCATTTGCCGACCGCCAGGGCCACGAAGAGAAGGAGGAAGACGAGCGTGGCAGGCACCCACAAAGGCGCGAGCACCCACCCCCAGCTCCAGGCGATGACGCCGCAGAGCTTGAGCACGATGAACGCGATCGTGAGGGCTCCGAGGAACCCGAGGGAACTCCGAGCATCCTTCGCAGGTTCTGACGTCATCGCCGCGTCCTCGGTGGTTCGTCATACCACTCGGCCCGGCCGGGCAACGCCGACAGCGACATGTAGTCGCTGATCGGCGTGCCCCCGAGCTTGCGCGCAAGCGCGACCCAATCGTCGCGCTCGCGTGCGTGGCGTTCCAAGTCCTCGACGCGAGGATCCATCGCGTGCCGGAGACTCCGAGCCTTGGTTTCCAGGTGCATGATCAGCCCCAGATGTCGGAGTCGTCGCTGCTGGACTTGCCCGCCGCCGGAGCGTCGCCGCTCTCGATCGGATCGAACACGTCGTTGACGTCGGCGCGGCCGTCGAGGCGGTCGCCGTCGCGCACGAACTGCACCGCCTCCAGCGAGAACGAGACACCCTTGCCGAACTCGTTGCTGTAGGCGAAGGCCTTGATCAGGAAGCGGCACCAGCAGCCGGGGTAGATCACCGACGGGATGTCGATGAGGGGTTGGCGGTTGTGGTCGACGACCTTCGGTGCGTAGCCGGAGTGCGTGTTGATGTAACGCCACCCGTCCTCGTAGCCGTCGATGCCCGACTTGTCCGCGCAGAGCTTGATCGGCAGCTTCTCGCGGGGCACCTGGATCACCTTGCCGAACTTCTCCATCATCGCGGCCTCGACCGCGGCCTTGAACGGCGCCATGTCCGTCTCGGGCGGGATCAGCAGCACCGCTTGGTAGGTCATCTTCGGGGAGCCCGGCGCGCGCGCACGCGGCTTGTCGAGGGAGGGGAACGCGAGGCGCAACGGCGGCGTGGTCACGTAGACCGGTGCGAGCGTCTTCTTCTGATTCGTCTGAGCCATGTTTCGTGTCACTCACTTGCTGGAAGTTCGGAGAACGCCTCAGCCGCATCCAGCGCCGGCCTGGGGTCGTTGTCCGCCACCAGCAACGCGCCGGTGACGATACGGTCGGTCAGCGGGTCGACGAGACTCGCTGCCTTCTTCTTGCCGCCCAGCAGCTTCTCCGCTTGCGCCGGGCTCACCACTTCAGGGTCGGTGTATGGGTCGACGCCGGCCTGCACCAGGGCTGATGCAGCAGCATCGTCGCTGATCCACTTGCGGTTGCTGAGCTTCGCAACCAGCTTTATGCCGGGGACGCCGCCGCGGCGAGCAAGCTCGGTGGCGTGCTGGCGCACGGCTTTGATCCAGGCCTCGGCGATGTCCGCCGCCTTCAGGATCTTGGCGATGCGTTCCGGCGGGATGTTGGCCAGCAGCGGCGGCGCCACCGGCTTCTCGAAGTCGTCGGCGAACGCGTCCTGCACGACGGCAAGCGCGCGCTGCGACAGCGCCGTGCAGCCGTGCTTCGCCGGGCACCAGTGGCAGTGGTCGCCCGGCACCAGCTCGGCGTTCGGGTCTTGCGTCTCCTTCTCCGCGGCGAGCACGCGGTGCTGGAAGTCGCGCAGCGTGGTCAGGTCGTAGCTCACGCTCCGGTGCGCGTCGCCCTCACCGTCGACGCGGCGCGGCTGCACGATGTGCAGCACGACACGAGCGCGGCTGTTGCCAAGCTCCAGCGTCCGCAACGCGGCGAGCGCGTAGATCATCAGCTGCTCGTTGTCGGTGACCTCGACCAGCAGGCCGGCGCCGAACTTGAGGTCGATGATGTGGACCGCTTCACCGGTCACGATGATCGCGTCCGCGGTGCCGTAGATCAGGTCCGTGAACTTGACTTTGTGCTCGATGTAGAGCTTGCCACCCTCGACGAACAGGATCTCGCGCACGACGTCGAGGTAGACCTGGATGTTGCGCGCCATGTCGGCGGTGACGACGAACTCCTTGTCCTTCGTCTTGCCGACATGGACCACGGCGTCGTTCTCTTTCTCCAGGCAGGTCGCGGCAACCGCGTGGGCGAATGTGCCCTCGCGGCTGTAGACGTTGTCGGAGTCGGGGATGCCGGCGGACAACCGCACCGAGCCGGCGCAGGTCATCCACCGGTGCGCTGCGCTCGGCGGCAGGGGGGCGTGAGTGTTGGTCATTCGAGGCAAGGGGGTCGGGAGATGCCGTGCGCGATTGCGAGTCCGCTGAGGGCACCCTTCCAGTCTTCCACAGGCAGGAGGTCGTGAACGAACTGAAGATGCTTCAAGAGCGTCGGGTCGCCGAACAACTCGAACAGCTGCGGATACAGCGTCAACAGCCCACGCACGCCGTAGCCCTCCATGCTCGGAGAGTAGATGGCATCGGGGATCAGACACCCAATGGCGCACTTGGTTCCGTCGACGCCTCTATAGGCGCAGCCGTTCCCGCCCGTCGCCTTCCTCTTCTGGGTCATCAGGTGTTCGGACACCTTGTTGAACACCACCTCCTGTTTCGAGGGCGTCACGACGCCCCCATCAGCAGCTCTTCGATCGCCTCCGCGACCGCGTCGTGGTGCTTCGGGTCGAGGTCGACGAACGTCTCGGCGCCGTGCTTCTGGAACACCGCCTTGACGCCAGCGACACCGATCGCGGGCTTCGCGGCGAGGCCCTTCTTGACCGCGGCCGTGACGCGTTCGAGCGCCTTCTTCGCGGTCTCCGGGTCGGCGGCCGGCTCGGCTTCCTTGTCGGCCTTCGTGCGCCGGGTCTTCTTGGGCTTCTCCTCCGTGTCACCGGTGGTGGTGGTGTCCATGCCGACCAGGGCGGCGAGCGCGGCCTTCTGGTCGTCGGTCAGCGGGAGGGAGATCGAGATGGTGATCGAGCTGGTCATCGTGGTTCTCTGTTTACAGGAGTAGTCAGGCAAAAACAAGCGCCACCGCCGGCGCCACCTTGGCGTCGGCGGTGGCAGCATCGAGGCAGCGCTGGAGGACTTGTTCCTCCGTCAGCGAGCGGAAGACGCGAGGCGAGATCGCGTCGACGTAGCGGCGTGCGTGCTGCTCTCCGATCAGCACGGCGAGCATGTCGCGGTCGTTCTGCAGGCGGAAGATCGCGCGCCCTGTCGGCGGCATCTTCTGGAACGCCACGTCAGCTTCCGCGTAGGTCGCGAACACTGTGTCGACGCGCCAGAGCGGGTCGTCGCGGCGCGTTCCGTGGTGCGGCACGCAGACCGCGGTGGCGTCCTGGGCGTTCGCGGCGCTGGCGTTCGAGGTTCGATCGTCGACCAACAGCTTGATGATCTTCGGGCCGGAGAGGAGGGGGCGGAGAACACCGCACGCACGGAACTTGTGGGCCTTCATCAGACGCTCCAGTTGTAGGCGTCGCCGTAGCGCGAGGCGATCTCGTTGCATCGGGCGCAGTAGGTATCGGTCGTCGGCGCGCCGCAGTCCACGCACTCGTGTCTCTTCGGCGCGGCGGCCGCGAAGTGAGTCGCGAGCGCCTTGGCTTCCTGGTCGGCGGCGTCGGCGATCGCGGTCGAGCCCCAGGAGAGCCCGAACTTCTCAGCGCAGATCGGGCCGTAGCCGGCGCTGCGCGACTCCTTGGTCGAGAGCGGGCGGTTGCAGAAGCAGCACTGCCCGGTGGCGACGCCGTGCTGCGCGGCGACGGCCAGCGGGTTCTCGGCCAGCTTCAGCAGCAGGGTCTCGACTTGCTGCGTCCAGTCGCGGCCGATCTTGACCGAGCCGTCGCGCTCGATGCGCCCGAAGTAGAGACTCGCACCGTAGGGGCGGCCATCCGTGATCGTCACCGTGCCGGGCGCGCTCGCCTTCTCGCCGGCCTGCGTCAGGACCACCTGTCGCGCACCGTCGGTCTGCAGGACGATCCGCGGACGCCGCTTCTGCGCGGCGGCGTTGTCCATCATCGTGATGACAGCGCCGAGGCGGAAGCATGCGGTGTCGTGCTTCGACGCCGCCTTCGCGTCGGTGGCCAGCTTGTGGATCCACGTCGCCTGCAGCGGAGACAGCGAGGCCTTGCCCAGCAGGTCGCGGGCGAAGTTGTTGCCGGACAGATCCTGCGTGCGCAGGAAGGCGCTCGCGTCGGCGAGCGTCTCGAAGGCCGAGGTGAAGGTGACGGCACGGCCGCGAACGGTGACGGTGAAGGTTCTCATGGTCTTGGGCTCCATGCGTGAGATAGAAGCGAGTGTGTCTACAGCTGTCAACACCCTAGTCGAGATTTTTCGGCAGGGTGTCGGGGATGACGATGTTGTCGCCGCGGACTTCGTCCGTGGCTTGCTTGACGGTGCGCTGCAGGAGCGCGACCACGGACGTCGACAGGGACGCGATCTTCTTCGGGTCGCCCTGCCCGAGGGCCACGAGCGTCGCGACCATCATGTTGGTCTGCACGTTCAGGAGGTTGAAGTGCATCTGCGCGTCGTCGAGGCGATGGCGCTTCGCCTCGCGCTTGCACTTGGCAAGCGCGGAGGCGAACTGCTGGAACACGTAGGCAGCGAAAGCGGCGGAAGCCATGGTCAGAGCCCCAGGATGTCGCCGAGGGACGGGGGCGGCGGCTTGCGCACTTTCCGCTGCGCTTCGATCGACGCCACGAAGAAGCGGACCAGACGCTCGGCCAGCGTGTCGACATCGGGGTGATCCGACAAGCCGCGCTCCGCGTCCACCACCCAGGCGGACGTGAGCACGAGCACCGCCTGAAGCGTGATCATGTTGGTGCCGCGTCCCCACTGGTCGGGCGCGACGCGTCCCACTCGCCGCGCTACTTGTTCGGCAAGCTCGACGCCGGAGCCCAGCGCGGCGAGGAAAGCGGCCTCGGCGGGAGTGATCTGCGAGTCGCCTTCGGGTGCGGTGTCACGAAACGGAATCTTCTTCATAGGAATCTCTCAGGTCAGGGGAAGGCGCGGCGGTTGCGCAGCGCCTGCAACAGCAGGGTGGCGGCACGCTCGCCGAGCCAGTGGCGGCAGAGGCGCACGTAGGCAGCGGCGTATGCGTGCCCGTGGTGTTCGTCGACCGGGCAGCAGAGGTGCGTCACCTCGTGCAGGAGTAGGCCCTGCGTGGCGGCGCAACCGTGCCGCAGGTCGATGTGCTGCTGCTCGACACGAGCGAGAGAGCAGTGCGTCTGCTGGCGCGCGCCATGGGTGACGGTGACGTGGTCAGCCGGCAGCTGCGCCATGCGGCGCAGCTGCAGGAAGGGTTCGGTGGTGGTGACGTGCGTGACCCACGCCTGCGGGTCCGCGATCACCTCGGTGAACGCGGCGCACAAGGGCCAGCAGTCGCGCTCGGCGCGGTAGACGGGGCAGTCGATCACTTGAGCACCGCCTTGCTGAGGTTGACCGACCGGGCCGCTGACTCGCCGGCGGCGCGCGCGGAGTAGTCCGAGCGGATGTAGAGGGTCCGCCCCTTGCCGAGGCCGAGCTGCTTCGACTTCACGGCGAGCGCGCGGCCCAGTTCCTGCTGCGCCGACCCGACGCAGACCAGCGCCAGCACGGTGCCGTTCGTGTCCGCGGCTGCGACCGTCTCGGTCGACTTCTCGCGCTCGGCCCGCTCTGCCATCGTGCGGTTGAGCAGCGCGATCGCGAACCCGTCGGCGAAGCTGTTGCCGGCGACGCTGGTGCGGCGCACGCCGCGCTCCTTGCACCACGCGCCTCGCAGCTGGTTCAGGTGGCCGTGCACCCAGGTGAAGATTTCCGCCGCAACCGCGAGGTCAGCAGGCAGGCCGTAGCCGACCATGACCTTGATCGACCGCTGGAGAGGGGGCGACCACTTGGTGGCGTGGTAGACACCGACTCCGCAGACTTCGCCGACGGCCATGGCCAGCACGCCGTCCTGGCGCCCGCTGCGGGGGCCGAGGTCGGCGGTGACCATGTCGTCGGCGCGGACGTGGCCGCCGGCTTCGCCGCGCGCGTGCGCGGCGATCTCGGCGTCGGTGATGCGGTGCGTCTGGATCAGACGCTGCGCGATGGCGAACGCGGTCGCCGCTTCCTCCGGCGTCGCGCCGGCGTCGGCGGACGTGCGGAGCAGCTTCTGGATCTTGCCGATGACGGGGTTCACGAGGCACCTCCCGTGGCGGGCAGCGCCTCGGCGAGCGTCATGCCGTCACCGAAAGCGGTGGCGAACCTCTGAGCGTCGGCGACGGTCAGCCGCCCAGCGGCGACTTCGCGGCGAACGTAGTTCAGGGTCCAGGTGTCGAAGGGGCGGACGCTGTTTTCTTGTGCGGTCATGGTCTTGGGCTCCATGGTCTAGGGTTCGCGCCGGAGGACATCTCCGACGCGGACCCTACCTCTATCGGATGTTGTCACACTTGTCAACAGGTGTTCTCGAAAAAATCTTCGCCATCTCCTCGGCGAGCGCGCGCATGACCTCGTGGCGGTCGACCAAGGGGGCGCCGTCGATCGCAGCGCGAGCGATCGTCGGTAGTCGACTGACGCGCAGCGAGAAGGCCGAGCAGAAGTCCTGCCAGACCGAGGAGTCCATGTTCAGTCCGCGGACCACCTCCTTCATGGGTGGCACCACGCTTGGCTTCTTGCTCATGGCTTCTCCTTGCCGGCGAGGGCTCTGCGGCAGAGTTCGCGCAGGACGTCGCGCACGGTGAGCATCTGATCGGTGATCTCGCCGAAGCTGTCAGGGACGACGTGCAGCTCGCCCTCGGCGCGCTTCATGGCGTCGCGCAGCACGTCGTCGCCTTCGGCCGCTTCGCCCCTCGCGAGGGCCGCTTCACCGCGCACCCACGACTGCCGCTGTGCTTCGCGCTCCTCGTCGGTCATCGGCGGCCGGTTCTTGGCGGCGGCAAGCAAGGCGTCGAGATTGCTGGATGGCTCGGCTGCCGGCTTCGGCTGGGGCAGGGCGGCGAGGCGGTCGGTGCAGAAGCTCGCCACCGCCACCGTGTTGGGGTAGCCCGCTGGGCGAAACTGGAACATCCACGACTGCACCGCCTCCAACTCCCGCCTCGCCATCGCCGCCTGATCCGCGCGGGCGGCGGCGAGGTCGGTTTGCAGGCGGGCGTTCTCGGCGCGGAGGGTGTCACGCTCATCACACGCCTTGCCGAACATCGCGTCCTTGCGCGAGTGTGCTTCGTGTTCGAGGCGCACATGACCGGCAACCATCGACGGCGTGCGGCCTATCCGGTCGGCTGTCGAATTCAACGCGGCGGCGATCTGCTCCGGCCACTGCGCGTCCTCGGACCGCAGCCGCTCGTTCTCGGCGCGGAGGCTGAGCCCGGCGGATCGCAGTTGGTCGGCGTCGCCAGCGTCGCGCTGCATCTTCGCGATGGCGCGCAGGATGGCCGGCGTCGGTCCAGCAACCGGCGCGTGGTGGTCCGCAACGTAGACGATGCCGACCTGCTGCGCGATGGCAAGACGATCCGACTCAGCGTCGGCGAGCATCGCGCGGAGGCCAGCGAGCGTCTGTCGCTCGTCAGGAAAGATGAGGTCGACGGCTGCCTTCCACTTCTCCTGCCACTGCTTGAGGGCTTTCGCGACCTTCTGCGCTTGCTCGCCAGTGTAGGGCGAAACGCAACTGCGCAGGATCTCCATGGCGTGGTCGAGCGACTTGTAGTCGTCCTCCACCTCGGCGTCGGCAACAGGGGCGCTGGTGAGGCGGTCGATCTGCCCCATCACGCGCTGATAGACGTGCATCTCGACGTTGCAGGAGGCGCGCTTGTCTGCGCTGTCGGCCGCCTTGTAGTCGCTCGATGCGGCGTCGCGCTGTCCCTCCACCCACGCCCGCAGTGCCCGCAGCGCCTTGCCGTCCGGCGCGGGCTCTCGCATGAGGGTGGTAGCTTCCGCCTCCGCCCTACGATACCGCTCCGCTCGCCGCTCGACGTCCTCCGGGGGCCATCCTTCGCGCACGGCGAACATATGGTCGTCGTGGCAGCCGCACAGGTGCGCTAGGACGGCCGCGATCTTCGCCTCTCGGTCGGTGGGGACGGTCATCGGGTCACCTCGATGTCGAGGACGACACGCACGGCGTTCCAGATGCGTGCGCGGCGCTCCTCGTCCAGGCCGCCAAGGATCTCGCAGCACTGCTTGAAGGGCGGGATCGGCGACCAGTCCGCAAGGGAAACCATCGGCTGGCGGAGACGTTGAAACTGAAGGAGAACCTCCTTCAGGTGTGCCTTCGAGACGCAGATTTCGTCCCCTGACGGGCTCTGAAGACGCTTGTCGAGGTCGCGGACGAAGGGGCTGTTCGCGAACCTGCCGACGGCATCGCGCACGTCGATCTCCAACAGCGCGCTGCATGGCATACCCACCCCCAATCGCGGGTCGAGCAGAAGCGAGTAGCGCGTCAGAGAACGGAACTGCGAGAACAACTCTTTGGAGATCGGATGTCGTGTCACTTCATCACCTCTTGGATCATCTGGGTCTTGCGGGAAAGGATCTCCGTGACGATCTCGTCGACGGAATCTGCCAGCGCGAGCGTGCGGACTTGCACGGGGCGTGTCTGGCCGATGCGAACGATGCGGTCGATGAACTGGGCGTTGTCACCAGGGGCGAACGACTGCTCGACCAGGACGCACTCAGATGCCGCAGTCAACGTGATGCCGACGCCGCCGGCGAGGATGTTGACGACTGCGACACGGATCGTAGGGTCAGCCTGGAAGCGACGCACCAGCTCGGTGCGCTTCGCCGGCGGCGTCGCGCCGGAGATCACGATCGGCTTGTAGTCGACGAGGCCGGCCGCGATGCCGTCGATCACGGACGTGTGGTGCGCGCCGACGACGATCTTGTCGGTGCCACCGTCCAGCTCCATCTTCAGAAGCTCGACCGTCGGCTCGACCTTGGCTTCACCGCAGAGGCGGCGCCACGTCGAGAAGGAGATGCCGTTGCGTGGACCCCCGCTCAGCTCCTCCTTCAGTTCGTTGGACAGGTTCTCCATCACAACACGGCCGTGTCCCATCGTCTCGTCGAGCGTCGCGTCTCGGAAGGTCTGAGGCGGTCGCCGTAGGCCGGCTTCGTAGTCGCGGAGCGCCTTCGGCAACGCGCCGGACGTCAACGTCACAGTGCCGTAGCGCACGGGCGGCAGCGTCAGCACATCCTTCTTCATGCGCCGCAGAGCGAAGCCCTTCAGGCGCGCCTTCAGCTCGACGGTGTTCTTCGAGCCGACGACCTTCACACCGTCACCGTAGGGCGACGGCGCGAGCACGCAGAAGCGTGCGCGCCACTGGTGCCAGTTCATCGGCAAGCCGCCGGGTGTCTTCGCGACGCGCGACGGTGCGATGCCGGCTAGCATCGTCCACAGCTCGCTCGGGTTGTTGACCATCGGTGTTCCGGTCAACGCCCAGACGCGAGCAGACGCGCGTGTCAGCGAGGGCTTGTCCTTGCGGAAGAGGTCGCCGTAGAGGCGCTTCGTGCGCTTCGCCTTCGGGTTCCTGAAGAACTGGGACTCGTCGATGATCAGCAGATCCCACTCGCGTGCGATCAGCTGCGCGTAGAGCTTGTCCGCGAGCAGCAGGCCGTGCGTCGTGATGATCACAGGGGAACTGAGCTTCGCGCTCCCCGACGTCACGACCTGATGGTGCATGCCGGGCGCCCAGATGCGCAGCTCGCGCGCCCAGTTGTGGGCGACCACCGACGGTGCGACGATGAGGACGCGCTTCACGCCGAGCTGCACAGCTGCGGTGATCGCGCAGATGGTCTTGCCCAGACCCTGGTCGTCGAAGTAGCCGTTGCGCGTGTGCTCGGTGAGCCACTCGATCGCCGGCGGCTGGTGCGCGAGAAACTCAGGCACGGTGCTTCTTGCTCCGCCGCATCCGCTCGATGGTGCGGTTCGCTGCCGCCAGCGCGTTGGTGAGGCTGCGCACTTCCCAGCGAAGCACGTCTTCGCGCAAGCGCTGCTCGGTGGAGACCACCGCGGAGCGCGGAACCACGTAGACGCGGACTACGCCCTTCTGGCAATCCTCGCACGGATTGCTCATCGGGCACGCCGCCGCCGCAGCGTCTACCTGCGTCTCTCGAATCGATTCCAGACGAATGTGTCCGAGGTCCGGAACAACCCAACCGGCCCTAGCCTTCATCTTCTTGGTAGCCATGGGGCGCCTGTATACCTCTGTCTACAGATCGGCGCAACACCCTTGCTGCCTGAACCCCGCCGCGGTAGCGTCGGCTCCCCACCAAGAAAGCAGGCCCCGCGGTGACGAACCGCGGGGCCCCCAGAAACATCATGCCCGAGAAGAGCCGATGCCCGACGTGAACCCTAGCGGCGTTCCCCGCGTGTTGCAACGCCTGAAGCGCTGGATCAGGTGGCGCATGGACAAGGCCCCCGACGGGCGCGCGACGAAACGCCCTGTCGGGTCGACGAAGGACGTCGACAAGCTGCTCTCGTTCGCGGCGGCAACTGCCCCAGAATCGAGCGCAACTGAGGGTTTCGGCTTCGTCTTCACGGGACGCGTCGTCATCGACGGGCGCACCTACTTCGCGGGCGACATGGACGCGTGTAGGCAACCGGACGACGGCGAGCTGGCGCCATGGGCGCAAGAGGTCGTCGACCACTACCAGACGTTCGTCGAGGTGACGCCGAGTCGCGTCGGCCTGCGCTTGTGGTTGTGCACGAAGAACCCACCGAAGGGCCTCGCGCGCACGAAGATGCCGGTCGCAGCGCCGGTGCCGGTCGGCGTCGAGAAGAACCCCGAGTTCCAGCTGTTCGGCATGGGGCACGCGCAGTATGTGACGGTGACCGGCGTGCAGCAGAAGGGGTCGAAGAACTACATCGCCGAGGTCGACAACCTCGACTGGTTGATCGAGCGCTTCGGGCTGCAGGAGCAGGACGAAGCGGGGCCTGAGATGGCGGCTGGCGACGGCCCCGAGCCCGAGCTGGATGTCATCGACGAACGCGTGCGGCGCGCGCCGCACGGCGACGACATGGTCGACGGCGACTGGCACACGGTGCTCGGGGAAAGCAAGGGCTCAGCGTCCGAGGTCTACTTCCGGCTGGTGCAGCATGTTATGCGAGCGGCGCGCGGCCACGGCGAGGCG